TGGAACTGTTGGTATTGCGAGAGCAGATACTGCTGCAAAAGCAAGAGTAGTTGGAGTTAATAATTCTACAAGTAGTGTTGGAAGTGGCGCATCTGGTTCATTTCTACTTTTTGGAGGTAATAGTTATAATTCAGTTACTTTTACAGTAGGTGCACCAGTATACTTAGGAACAACAGGGTTGCCTACAACCACTAGACCAACCATAGCAGGACAGTATGTTCAGTGTATAGGAACTGCTGTTAGTGCATACAACTATATATTTAATCCTTCACCAGACGTAATATTATTAAAATAAATGATTTAGAATAATGAGCGACACAGTATCTAGTATAGCGGGAGTAACAGATTCAAACGTATCTTCGATAAATGGGGTATTGGCTGCCAATATTTCTACAATTGATGAGGTAACATTTACAGTATTATTAAATTCTTTAACTGTTTCACTTACAAGTATTACTTTTGCACTTAATGGACTTCCAACTAGTTCAAACGATGTGCAAGTAACAACAGACCCAGCTATTGGTTGGAGTGCAACATCCGATCGAACATGGTGTACACTTAGTTCTTCTAGTGGCACTGGAACTGGAGGATTTACGGTAACAGTTACATCATCTCTCGGTCCAAGAACAGCAACAATTACTGTTGCTTCTATATATCCCAATGCGTATATTTATATTACACAAACGTAGTGTAAGAAATTTAAAATTATAAAGATATGTCAGAAATAATTTTTAAAATTGATAGATTTGCACTTAAAGATACTTATACAATAGGAACTTTAAGTTTTAGTATTGATACTCAACCATATACTAAACTGTGCAATACCTTAGAAGATACTGTTAGAGACTTAAATAAAGATGGTAAGTTTGATAATGGTGAAAAAAAGATATGGGGTAAAACTGCTATTCCTTATGGAGTATATAAATTTAAAATGGTTTATTCACCTCACTTTAAAAGAGTGCTTCCCTTACTTCAAAATGTGCCTAATTTTACTGCTGTTGAGATACATAACGGCACAACCGATTTAGACACCAGAGGGTGCATATTGGTAGGAGTAAATAATGTTAAAGGAAAAGTTACTAACTCGGTGGCCATCCTTAACATACTCCTTGCGCTCATAGAGAAACACAAGCAAGAAGAATACACATTAATAATTAAATAATAAAGTTATGAAAGATAGATTTAAACAAGTATTTAGCACTATTGTAGGTGGAGTAATTATACTAGCATCACTAGTATTATGGATTCTTTCTAAAATTGATACTACTTCATTTAGTATAGCAATGGGGTTAGGATGGACTTACTTAGCAGCTAAGAATAGTTTGCTTACTGGAGTTACAGGTGGTTTAGTAAAAATAGATACTGAAGATGAAAAAGTTTCTTCTTAATACCTTTATTATATCTCTTATAATAGTTGGAGTAGTATTTGTTCAACACAGATACTTTCCAACTACTATAATAAAACATGAACAAACTATAAAGATAGATACAACCTGGATTCATGATACTGTTACAATTAAATTAAAGCCTGATAAACCTATCATTATAGACACTATCATAGCACCTGAGTATGATACTACCAAGTGTGATAGTTTATATAAGGATTTATACCTAAAATACTATTCTAAATACTTGGCTCAAGCTACTATTTATAAGGACAGTAATCTAGTAGTTAAGTTAAAAGATACTATTACACAAAATCAGGTAACTAGTAGAGAAATAAGTATAGAGAAGAATTTTCCTACTATAACAAAAACTATTACAAATACTAATACAGTTTATGCAAATAGTATATATTTAGGTGGAACTTTTAGTAGTAAAGAAATTACACCAACTGTTGTATATTCTACAAAAAAATTTAGTATATTGGCTGGGTATAATATTACCTATAATACACCAGTAATAGGAGCATATATTAATATAAATAAAATAATCAAATGGTAACACTTAATACTATAGCTTACAGTATCTTAAAGAATTATAGGATACAATCTAAAGTATCAGATGATTTAGACATTAGGTATGTATACAACTGGATTAATAATGCTAGAACTAAGTTTCTTAAACAAAGACTAGATAAATCTACCTTTGGTTTTGACCAGTCTATATTACAATCTTTAGGCCCAGTTGAAGTAGAGTTAGTAGATAGTTCTATATTTACAGGTATTAACTCTAATAAATACTTTTTAAGAACTAAGGTAGATATCCCTAAGACTATTGATAGAAGGGGTCATGTAGGTTCATTCTACAGAATTGGCCCTGCTGATAGATATGAAATTAAGTATAAAATAACAGATTTTAATGATGCACTAACTTTTGGATTTGGTAAATTTAATAAGAAAGATATATGTGCATTTCAACTAGACAATAGAATTTATTTAGCATCAAGAGATTTAGCAATAAAGAATACTAAGTATATTGATATAGTTGGAGTATTTCAAGATGTAGATGTTGCTGCTAAATTTACTAATCCTAACTATAATGAAAATAGTCCTTATGCTTTAGGAGAAGATATGGTTCATGATATTGAAACTATGATATTTAAAGAAAATTTACTTCTTCTTGGACAAGAAAAAGAAGATACTAATGATAATGGTGCCAATGATATTGTTAACATAGGAATGGGTAAGAAATAATGTATTTTGGATTTAGTGGAAGAAAGTATAAGAAGACATTTACAGAGTTAGATACTTATAATTACTACTGTAAATTAACTAGAAAACCTTTATCTAGAAAGGAATTTTCTCAAGTTTCTAAAGATATAGGTGAGGCTATAATGAGACTTGTAATATATAATAACTATATATACTATATGCCTTATAGATTAGGAGATATATCATTAAAAAGAATTAGTGAAAAAGTATCCTATGATGATAATGGTCAAGTTAATACTAATAAATTACCTATAGATTGGGGTAGAACAACTAAGTATTGGGCAGAAATATATAAAGATTTAACTACAGATGAGATAAGGCAGATTAAAGATAAGAAAGTTTTTTATCATCTTAATGAAGATGTAGATGGACAAAGAGCTTATTTTAGATGGAGTAAAGTAACATCTAACTTTAAGAATAAGAACATGTATTTATTTAGACCAGTTAGAAAATTTAGTAGAGAATTAGCAGTATTTATAAAATATACTAAAAAATTAAATTATTATGAGTGATAGTATTATGCCAATAGAGGATTCTACTTCTGAAAAGAAAGAGAATAAAAGATGGTCTATATCTAAAAATATAGGTAATCTTCATGTATCTAAAACTGTAGAAGAAATTGAAAATGGATTTTTATGCACTTTAAATATTTATGGAACTAAAGAAGGAAGTAAAGATTACATTGATAAAAATGAAAAATACTTTTCTAAGGAAAATCCTTTGAAAGATATGGATATGGAAATAGATAAAAAATCTAAAGAAGATGATAAATTATCTTTAGAAAAATTATTTAATCCAAATGATATCAACAATCTAATTAAATAGTTATGATTAATGTAGGATATACTAGGATAGAAGAAATTATTCATAAGATTAAAGAAAATTATGGATTAGATGTAGATATATCCTCTGCAAAAGAATTTGTATGGGATGTTATAGGATATACTTTTAATGAAAGTATGTTAGTAGATAGATTTGGTGAGATAGAAATTATGGACTATAATGGTATGCTTCCAGAAGATTTGTATAATCCTACTAATATGATGATAAGGGAAAAGAAGTCTAGGTATCCTTTAACAGAAACTACTGATTCTTTTACCTATGTTGGAAATACTGTTAGTAGACCTGATGCATTTCAATCTACTCCACTACTTAACTATAGTGAAAATAACATAACTCCAGGTAGTTTAGATGCTAATACACCTATAGTTATTACCTATGGAGAGAATGTAGTATACCCCAATGGTAGTGTAGATTCTACTATCTATGGTGCAATACTTCCTGTAGGTGGTAATACTGATAGGTATACATTTAAAGTTAATGGTGACTTACTTAGATGTGGTATTAAGAATACAGTTCTTGAAATATCTTATCAAGCATTTCCAATGTATGATGATTATACTCCTAAAATACCTAATGATGCTAATGTAATTAGAATGTGTGTAGATTATATCTCATTTAAGGTTGCTACTAAACTATGGTTTAAAGATGAACTTAGTAGAGAAAAAAAGGATTGGATAGAAACACAATATTATCATTCTGCTGCATCTGCTATTACTAAAAGTAGTACTCCAGGTATGGCTAGAATGGAACAAATTAAAAATAGGGTTATATCTCTTATTCCAAGAGTAAATGAGTTTAACTCAGGATTTCAAAACCTAGACCAACAAGATACATTAAGAGTGTAGTTATATGGCTAAAACTGTAAATACCTTCTCTAAAGGGTTAGACTATGATACTAACTTTAATAAATCTTCTAATGAAACTTATATGGCTCAGAATGTTAGAGTCATTAATAATACTTCAATAGGACTTAATGGTGTTATTACAGGTTCTCCTGGTAATACTGAGTGGATTCAATTTCAAACTAGTAATGAGTATTTAATAGGTGTATCTGAGATAGGAGATTATACTGCTATAATTAGTTGTTATGGAACTTCTCCTAACCTTAGTAATAGACTTTATTTAATCCCAACTATAGATTTTGTAGCAACACCTCATCTTAATTTAGTATCCTATCAAATTAGAGATGGTAAAATTGGTGCTACAGGTTTATTTTATAATAGGTTAGATAATGTGTTAGATACTCCTGTTCAAATTATACCTAGGAATGAAAGACCAGATTTATTAAAACTTTATATTATTGATGGTAAATCTCAAATGAAGATAGTTAATGTAGTATCTCCTACTATAGCAACTCAAGACCCTGCTTCATTTGATATGGTATATGCAGTTAATTTTGGAGTAGGTGGATATGCAGTAGACTTAACTTCAGGAACATTAAAGGCAGGAAGAGTTCAATATACTCATCAATTTTATAATGTTAATGGAGTTGAGACAGTATTTAATCCAGATTTTAGCCAACTAGTAAGTATAACTAAAAGTTCTGAAAGTGGTAATTCTACAGACTATAGAGGAACTCCTGTTGGAGAAGTTACTAATAAAGGAGTTAGGTTAACAATATTTAACTACAACTCTACTTCTTATAATACCTATGATAGAATAAGAGTAGTAAGAGTTCAATATAATGTATATGGACAACCACCTACTTATACTATTATAGCAGATACTACTGCTACATTTCCTACAACTGAGATTATAGATAGTGGTCAAGATTTAGGAACTTTAACTCAAGATGAAGTAAATTACTTAATTAGGAAAATTACTCCTAAGACAATAGAAACTAAAAATAACTATTTATTTTTAGGTAATATTAATGAGGATTCTTTTGATATAGATTTTGATGCCAGAGCAAAAAGATATGATTATTTAGGTAATACTTATACAGGTGATTTTAACCCATATAACTATCTTACTAATGATTCTACAAATGGAAGTGATGTAAAAACTTTTCAAAGTAACGGCTCTGTTACTGGTGGTAGTGGTGCCAACATATCTTACTCTTTTATTACTGCTGATGTTTTAATAGATAATTTAGGAGATAAAAATACTGGTAATCAACTACTAACTGGGGTAGATAGAATACCTAAAAGTTATTTTAGAGATGAAATATATAGATTTGTAATTGTATTCTTTAATGGTTATGGGCAATCTTCTTTTGTAAAATGGATTGATGATATTAGGTTTCCTAATACAGATTTTATTACTTATGATTCTCTAAGTACAAATATAACAGCTAAATATTTATATCCGCAATTTACTGTAAATATTCCTACAGATATACATGATAGTATAGATTCCTTTCAAATACTTAGATGTGAGAGAACACCTTCAGATAGAACTGTAGTGGCATGTGGTATAGCAGGACATTTAAGTAAAACAGGAACTACCACACTATTTCAAATTAATACACCTACACAATATGGTTATATAAGACCTTTTTTAGCAGATAATTCTAATACTAATATATCTCAAAGAAATATTTTAGAATTTATTACTCCAGAATATAATTTTAATAATAAAACTATATTACAAGGAACAAGATTAGATATAAAAAGAAAAGTTAAGACTTCTATAATTAGTGATATTGATGGTGGAAATAGTAGTTATTCTGTAACTAAGGTTAGAGAATATGATACAACATCTCCATTTTATTTAAATATTGCTAATATTTATGGAAGAAACTGTGTGGATGATAATGATAACTCTATTACTATAGATGGAATAACTATTAAAAATAATGTTAATAGAGGATTAACAGAAAATGTTCATGCTTATAAAGGTAGCACACCAATGATTCAGTTAGTAGATAATTTTACATCTCTTAATAATGTAACTCCATACTGTAGATTAAGACAAGTAACATATCCTTATGGTGGCCCTAGTTTAAATGCTATAGAGTATAATACATTTATACCTGCTTCTAGAGTAGTTTATCTACAAGATGGAGTAGATTCCTATACTATTGATGCTCAGTTTGGGGATTGTAATATCAATATGTTTGAATACAATAGAACTATATGGGAAGATAAATTAGATGGAACAGATAACTTAGGTGAAGTAATGTTTATTCCTGTAGAAACTACTATTGATCTAAATTATGTAGTTAATCCAACTATTAATACTTTATATAATGGTGGAACTACTGCTGCTCCTTACTATGCTATGCACGAGATTCCTGGAGTTTATCAACTAAATAATGTAGATACACTATATACTCAAGATTTTTCTTTATATACTTATAATTCAGCATACTCACAAATATTTGATAGTAGAATTTATATATCTAAACCTGCTACATATTCAAGTAATAAAGAATATCCTACTAGAATAATTAGGGCTGAAGAAAAAGTTAATGGAGAAAGTAGTGATAGTTGGTCAAAATTCTATCCCAATAACTTTAAAGATTTAGATACTAAATTTAATGATTTAATAGCACTCTATACTTTCAATAACCAACTATTTTTCTTTCAAGAAAAAGCATATGGTTATTTACCAGTTCAAGAAAAAAGTGTTACAACTACTACTGATGGTCAAGCAACAGTGCTTGGTGTAGGGGGTGTTTTAGATAGATTTGACTACTTAAACACAGGTGCTGGTATAACTCATCTAAGAAATCTAACTAGCACTCAAAATGCCCTATATTTCTATGATACTAATAATAATAAAATATGCACCTGGGCTAGTCAACATAAAGTTTTATCTGATGTATTAGGTGTAGGAACTTTTATTAATGGTAATATTAGTGGAATGATTAATATAGCAAGTGGAGTTTATGCTAAAACTTTACCTATTACTTTAATGTCAGATTACTTTAGAAATGAGATATTAATAAGTTTTGGTAATATAGGTAAATCATTAGTATATAATGAATTAACTAATGCATTTATTTCAGTAGATACTTATGGAACACTAGATTATTATAAGATTGGTAATAGTGTATTTAGCACTGATTTTATTAATAATAAACCTAAACTATATAAACATGATGAAACTGCTGGTCAGGCTCCTACATATTATGGTAGTAGTTATCCTATCCTTATTAATGTTATCATAAATCCAAATGGTGAGATAGTAAACAGGTATGAAGTTCTTACCTTTACTTTTGGAGATTATAAATGTGATACTTACAGATGTTACAACTCCTATCAAAATAGTGGTTCAATAGCTACTTCAGATGAAGATGTATTTATTCAAAGATTTAGAAATTGGAGAACTAATACTATATTTGATAGTGATTCAGAAAATAGTAGAATGAAGGATACTTACTTAGGATTAGAATTAACCTATAGTGATACTACAAATCCATTTATTCTACATGATATAATAACAACTTATACTCCATTAAATCTTTGGAATAAAAATACTTAATATTATTTGTTAAATAATTTATTTGCAAGTAATTCATCATTATACTATATTTGTAAATTAAGAAGTAGCCATGAGAAATAAATATAAAAAATATAAAAAGATTGATTTAACTCAGTTTCCTGAATATAGTTTAGGTAGTTGGTTAAAAGAAAATGCAGGAGTTACTGGGGCTATTGTTGGTGGTGCTATAGGAACTGTAATTGCTCCAGGAATTGGAACATCTATTGGGGCCTCAATTGGAGGTAAGATGGGAGGCTCAATTCAAGAAAATGATGCCATGAAAAAAGCACAAGAAAGTAATAATCAGCAGCAAGATTATAATAGTGCTGTTAATTCTTTAAATGCTAATATGAAACCTAATCAACCTAATATTCCTACTTTTGCTACTGGTGGAATAGTTAACTATACTGGTCAAACTCATGAGGGGCCAAATGGTGGAATACCTATTGATGCTAATGGCAATCCTTCAGCACAATCAGGAGCACCAGTTACAGGACTAACTGAAGATAAAGAAGTTGCATGGAAATTACCTACTGGTAATACCTATATCTTTTCAGAAAGATTAGGTTTTGCTAAAGAAGCTAAAAAAATATATTCTAAGTATGAGACAAGACTTGGAAAGAAGTTAGATAAACATGATCCTATTGCATTAAAAGGTTTAACTCAAGACCTTGATGATTTAGCTGCTCAACAAGAAGCAACTAAGAAGATAATGAATAGTGAAAATACACAACAACAAGTTCAAGGTCAACCTCAAACACAAGAACAACCTATGGAACAACAAGAACAACCTATGATGGCTTATGGTGGGTTAATGTATGCTGATGGCGGTATACATATTAATCCAGCAAATAAAGGTAAATTTACTGAAACTAAAGAAAAAACGGGTAAAACTACTGAAGAGTTAACTCATAGTAAAAATCCTCTAACTCGTAAGAGAGCTGTATTTGCACAAAATGCTGCTAAGTGGCATCATGCTTATGGTGGTATGTTAGATGGTGAAGTTCCAATGTATTTAACTGGTGGGCCTGAGAAATTAACTCCACCACCTATTTTTAAAACTAATGATGATGTAACTATACCAATGGCTAGTAATATATCTCCTTCTAATGAAAATACTACTGTTCCAATATATGATCCTAGTGCAGGATTTAATTCTGGAACAGCAGTTGCAACTCCTACTAATACTAATGATGCAGCAAAAATTAGAGAAGACTTAGGCTGGATATTAAAGAAAGCTGGATGGGCTAATACTAATAAAGTAGCTGGTGCTTCTTATAATGATATAAAAGGTTTCAATAAACTTGTAGAACCTTATCTAGAACAACATCCAGATGCATTTACAGATTATTATCATGTAGATAAAGAAGGTATACCTACTATTAATTATAATACTTTAGTTCCTGCATTACTTCCAAGTCAAGCAGGAGACTATGGATTCAGTGGTAATTCAGCAGGACAAACTGCACCAAAACCTTTTAAGTTTCCTACATTCCAGAATGAGAATCAAAATGCTGAGGATTATAAATATGGTGGAACTTTACCTAAGTATGATGATGGTGGATTTAATATAGTTGGAAAAAATTATGATGGATATGGAACACTAATAGATAATAATGGTGATGTAGGTAATAAACTATACACTGGTAATAATACAATGGATTATATTAGTGCTGGAGCAAGTATGGTGGGAAATTTAGCACAAATGGCTTTAAATAAAAAACCTGGTAATATTAGATTATCTAGAGTAACACCTAGAACTGTAGACTTATCTGCTGCTAGAACTGCAATGGAAGATTCTGCTCAAAATACTAAAGTTAATATGATGAGGGGTATGCCTAAAGATGCTGGGTATAGAGCCAATTCTATTAATGCTATTCAAGGTGTAGATAAGAGTTTAGGAGAAAATACTTTAAATAGTTATAGTCAAGAAGCACAAAGTAATGCTCAGTTAGGAACTCAAGCAGATATGACTAATGCTGAGATTGGTAATAGAGAGGCTGAGATTAATAATAATCAGAATCAAACTTATAATAACACTCAAGCAGGATATAGAGCTGCTGTGATTCAAACTCCTGTAGATGCCTTTAGTAGAGCAGGTTCCAGAAAGAATATGTGGGATATGGCACAACTTAATGAAAATTATGATATTTATAAAAATCCATCAACAGGTAGACCAATGTTTGTTCCTAAAGTAAAAAATAAAAAATAAAGAGTATGCCTAATAATAGATATAGTTATCCATATCAGAATCAAAATCAATCTCAAGCACAAGTAGTTAATTATAATCCTACAGATTATAGTGGTGGAGATGCTTTAGCAATGCAGTATCTTACTGAGCGTAATAAGGAGTATAATGAGGCTTCTATGATGCCTGAACAATTTGCTGCTCAAGTTGGTGATATGAAAGCTACTAATGATGATATGCCTGTAGCTGCTCAAGCATTACAGAAAGTTAATGATGATATTCAAAAAGAAGTAGATACTAAATATAATGGTGATTATGCTTTAGCTAGAAAGTCTATTGCATCTAAACTTATTGCATCAAAACCTATCTTCAACTTGATTCAAACTAATTATGATAATCAGGCTAAAGCAAAACAACTTTATGATACTTTAGTAGCACAAGGTATTGGCCCAAAGAAAGCTGTAATTGATGATAATGGTAATGTTAATAGGGTTGATATATCTCCTGATGAAATATTTGGTAATAAATCTGTATTACAACCTAATGGAACTTATGCTTTACCTACTTATAATGTTAGAGCTGCTGGAGACTTTAGTAAATGGATTGATGAAGAATATTCTAAGGCATTACAACAAAGTGGTAGTGAAACAAACTTAGCACAAGACCCTAAATATGCTTGGTTAATGAACTCTATAAAATATAGAGGTAAAAGTGATCAAGAAATTCAAGATTATATGTTTAATAAGGATGGTAATCTTAATTCTACTGGGCAAGAAATAGTTAAACATTTTCTTAATGACGCACCTCAAGCTAGTCAAGAGTTTGCTAACATAAAAAATCCTAATGCTATTGGACAATATGTTGCAAATATAATTAAAGGTCAAACTTCTAAGGCTAATGATATTCAACATTTAGAAGTTCCAGCAGATCAAAGACAAAATACTTTAAATCAACCTATAAATCCTTTTATGAATTCTTTTGATGGAACATTAGAAGACAATGCTTTTGCTACCAGAAAAGAATCTATGACTAGCTTGTTTGATAAGCCATATTGGTTTACTGGAGATTTCAATAATTTAAGTGATATTGAAAAAGCAAAAGAAAATGTAGATAACTATATAGCAAATACAAAGGGTTCTAATATTATGGACCTTGCTGGATCATTAGCACCAGATATACTAGCATACAAATTAAAAAATAAAGAAGAAAAAATAAAACAAGCTCAAGATATTTTAGATGATTATAAAAAAAATCAAAGTCAATTATTAAAAGCTAATGGTATTGCATTACCTACTACAGATAAAGGATGGGCAGAAATGTATGATTCAGATAAAGAATATACATATAAAGATGTTCCAAAATATAATGCTATTAATCCTTTAGTTCAAAAAGGTATTTCAGCATTAAAAGATAATAATCCTCAATTTGTTAATAGTATGACTTTTAGATTGGGTAATGACTCTTCTGGTAATATAGGTATAGCACAGGTCGCAGATAAATTAGATTTAGATCAAAATGAAATAATTAAACAGATAACTAATAATGCATTAAATTATAATACTAGAACTGGGGAATTTTCTACCTCAATTGATTTAGGTAATGGTAAGTCAAAGAATATTAATTTAACTTTTGATACTTTTACTAATGCAGTATCTCATTCTTTACAAAAAGCTAGAAAAATATTATCTGATAATATTAAAAATTCTCAAGTAATAGATGATAATTCTTTATTCTCTGCTACATATAATGGAGATGATAAATATACTATTGTGGATAAAATTCATGGTCAACAAGCAAAAGATGTTGATTATGGAACTTTTGTTAATGCTATTAATAGTATGATGGCTGGACATTTATCTAATTTAGGAAATTATGGTTTAAATTTCACACAACAACAAAAACAAAATAGGTAATAATATGCCAATTGACAATACTTTTTTACAAGATGATAATGTTAATTCATTATTACCTCCTACTAACAAAGATTTAACTAAATCTCCATTTTTTCAAACAGGATATAATTATGGAAGTACATTTCAAGATACTCCAGAATTTTTAGGTATAGGTGATAAATATTCATCTAAATTTGATAATGGAACTCCTGCTGGTGCTTTAGATAATTTATCAGAAATTAGAGGTTTAGATCAACATTGGTATGAAAAAGTAGGTGCTGGATTATTGAAAGGAACAGGTTTAGCCGCTACTACATTTGCTACTACTTTTACATCATTACCTTATGGTATAATTCAAGCAATTGCGGAAGGTGATTTTTCTAAGGTATATGATAATGATATATCTAGAAAATTTGATGAGTTTAATAAAGCAATGGAAGATTATCTTCCTAATTATTATACTAATGAAGAATTAAATGCTGGGGCATTCAATTTAAAACATAATATTTTTACTTGGAATTTTCTCTCCGATAAGATATTAAAGAATGCAGGATATATAGTAGGTGCTATTGGTGGTGGTTGGGTTGGTAGTGGAGCATTATTTAAAGCATTTTCTGCTGCTGGTAAATTGATGGCTTCTGCTAGAGGTGCTGAATTAACAGGTAATGCTTTAAAGTATGAGGCAGCTTATCTAGCTCAGGGTATGAATAAAGCACAAGCTTTAGAAAAAGCTTTAGATATAACAGCAAAACAAAGTTCAATAGTAAATGCAGCCACTAAAGCAGGTTCTGCATTACTTTCTGCTGGAACTGAAGCTACATCAGAAGCACTTCAGACTAAGCAAAGTTCTCAACAGGCTTATATGGATGAACTTAACCAACAGGTTAAGGAAGGTAAAGTTAAAACTAGAGCGCAAGTTATTAATGATTTTGAAATTGCACATCCAGAATATTATACATTTAATAGATCAGGAGTTGGAGATCGAGAAAAATGGGAAAAACAAATAACTCCACAAGGACAAGAAGCTTTAAGTAAAGAGTTACAAGTATGGGAACCTAATCTTTATGAAAATAAACTTAAAGATGTAGATAAATATTCTTCTTCTGCTGGTAATTGGGATTACCTTTTAAATTTACCTCTTCTTGCTGGCAGTGATTTAATACAGTTTAGTAAATATCTATCTGGTCATAAAACACTTCAAAAAACTGCAATACAGGATATGGGTAAAGCAACTCAAGAAGTTGCTGAGAGGATAACTAAAGAAGGTAGTAACTATGTTCTTAATGATGCTACTAAGTTATCTAAAGTTATGGCTAAAGTAAAGGCTTGGACTCCTGGGCTTATTACAGAAAGTAACGAGGAAAATATGCAGAATATTTTTCAGGCTTCTACTCAAGATTATTATGATAAGAAGTTTAATAAGAATGGTAAAGCAGATTTTGCAGATTTAGTTGAGGCTACTAAGTATGGTATTGACCAAAGTTTTGGAACTAAGAATGGTCAGGAATCTATGTTACTTGGTGGATTAACTGGTGTAATATCTGGAACTGTTACTGGTGAAATAAGAAGGTCATTAAAAGAAATTGATGAAAAAAATGAGTTAGGTAAAAAATTTGTTGATATACTTAATTCTCAAGGTAAAGATATATTTAATAAAAATTCAGATAAGATAGATAATGGAGTTAGATTTCTTACACTCCAAAAGGAGATGGATGAGGCTATCAAGAATAATGATATTTATACTTATAAGAATTTAAAGAATGATTCATTCAAAAGTTTTGTCCTTTCCAGAGTTAAAACTGGAAAGTTTGAACAACTCATGGATGATATAGATGATTTTAAATCATTACCTAAAGAAGAATTTCAACAATACTTTGGTATTGATCCTGCTGTAGATAGTAAACAACCTATGCAGTATATTGAGATGATGAAGCAGGAAGCTACTAAACTTAATGACCTTTATAATAATTTACAAATACTTCATCCAGAAGCATCTCAGGAAACTTTAGAAGTAATGTATGGAGAAGCATCTAAGTTGCAAAACTTAGGTAGGAGAAATGATGAGTTACTTTCAACTATTAGTAAGTCACCAGAAATTCATGCAGCAATGCAGAACTTTTTAGAAAACTCTAATGATGAGAACTCTAAAATATTAGAAAAAACTATTAAAGATAATAACCATATTTTTACACAAACTGGAGAGAATGGAACTCAACTAGTTTCTGACTATTTAAGGTTAGCAATGGATAGAAGAAATGCTATTAAAACTTTAGATTTATATTCTACTCCTGAAGGTGTTAAAAGATTAAATAAAATTACAGAAGAAAAGAAAAGAATTAATGATAATGAATTTACTGGTAATTTAAATAAAGTATTAGTTCAACTTAAAGGGGAAGTAAAAGATGCGAGGGTTAAGGCTCAAGCAGAAAAATTAAATGAAGTAATTCCTAATCAAGAAGTTATTTCTAATCCTGTAGATATAGATGAATATAATGCTTTAAATGCTAATGATGAGTTTGCTTCTCAACCTAAATCTAAACAGGAAAATATTTCAACAAATGTTACTTCAGAATTAGAAACTAAAAAAGCTGATATTGAAAAGAGAAGAAATGAAGAATCTGATAATATAGTAGAAAAAATTGTAAATAGAGGAGAAGAAAATAAAAGAAGTGGACCAATAACAGAAGAAGATAAAAAACCATTACCAAAAGACCATTTTGATAACCTTTTTAGTAAAATATCAAATGTTTTAAATGGAAATGAGAAAATTGAAAATGAAAGAGCTAATAAACTTTTAAAACAATACTTAAAAGAGACACATCCTGATAAATTTCAAGATGAAAATAAAAAAGAAATAGCTGGTATATTTTCTACTGCTATGATAAATGTAGCAAGGAAAGGAGATATTACTAAATTAAATGAGCTTTACAATCAATATAAAGAAATCAACGCTAAATATGATGCAGAATTAGCTAAATTAGAGTCTGCTGAATCTAATACTCAACCTGAAGTTAAAATTGCAACAGATGTTAATCCTGGAGCAAGAAAACAACTTAATACTATGGGTTACAAGGATTCTGATGTAGATAATTTATCTAGACAGGATAGAGAAGTTATATTAAAGAATGGTATATCTAAAGAAGATTGGAATGTTATTTCTCAAAATAGACAGGAAGTAATTAGTGAAACTGTTACTAAGGTAGTTGCTGATCCATTAAATTTAGATTCAGATAAAGAAAAAGAAATTAGTGAAGAGTTTGCTAATACTAATAAAACTTTACAGGATAATAATGGTGCCAAAGAAATTAATGATAATGGAACTATATCATATACTAATACTAAGATAGATAATCCTAGTAATGCTTTAGCACATAGAGATAGACAGTATAAAAGAGAAGTTAGAGAAGTTAATGGTAAAACTAGAGTAGTTTATACAGATGAAACTAATGAGTTAGATAAAGATGCTGCATTAGACTTAATGAATCCATATAAGTTTAATGTAGGTGATAACATATCTTTTGAAGTTGCTGATGATGGTGAGATACAAATTTATGATCCTGATACAGAAGGTAAAGAATTAATTAGTTGGGGTGCTTATAAGCAAAGACTTATTGACACTCATCCTAATGAAGATGTGACAAAGTTACAGGAATATATAGATAATGTTCCAATTAGAGTTACAGGACAGAATGTATTTCTTCATAATGATAGTTGGATTAATCCAGAAAATACCATTGCTGATTTACAAAGAAGTAAGTTACAACTTAGAAATATTAGAACTGGTATTATTAATAATAAAGGAAAGTATAAAACTAAGATTGAAGATGTAAGTAATGGTGTATTATTTTTACTATCTAATAATGAATCTCACAGTGCTAAGGATGCAGTAGGAGAAGATAGTAGGTATACTATAGCAGTTGCAACTAGAACTGAGTTTAAAACAGGTAAAAATGATGTTTTTAAAGAAGAAGTAGTTAACCAGCATGTTATACCTGGTGCTACTTATCTTATAGTTAAAACTGCCAATGGTAAGAACTTAGGTATTGTTCTCAATAGTCCTAGGATTGAAACTATGGATGAAAGAGATGAAATAAAACAAAGTATACTTGAGGCTATTAATGCACATTTAGATGGTAATGAAGAAGTTGCTAAAAATATTGAAGATATAACTAAAAAAAATGTATTGACTTCACAAGGATTAAGTGACTTCTTAAATATGTTTTTATACCGTTATGATACTAGAGGAAGTATGCTAAGAGATATTATTGATAGTATTCCTCATGCTACTAATAATACTTACTTTACTATGAATAATGGTGTTATAGAATTCTTTGATGGCAACTTAGATAGAAAAGGTGGTAGACCATATAGTATTTCTAAAGAACATCAAGAATTAAGAGGTCTAGTAATGGATAGATTGGAAAGAACTTTAGATGGATTATATTTAAATACTAATATTGAAGAATTTGCAGATAATAAAAATATTGCTATCTTTGATGGTGAAAAATTTAATTCAAGACCTTACAAAGAATTTGTTATGAATAATCTAACTACTAAAGTTAAAGGTAATAAGGTAGGAGAAAGAAATAGTAAACCTGTTTATTCTTATACACTCAATCCAGTAGTTAGAGCAGATTTTTCAGAATTTAATGAAGAAAGTAAGAAATTACAAGAAGAAACTAAGGAAGTTAAAGAACCTAAAATTAAAGAAGTTAAAACTACTAAATCTGAATTATCTCAAGATTCTTTAGACTTAATAAATGCTTTTGATAGTTGGTCAGATTTACCTTATGTTCCTTCAGATAAACCAAGTGATACTTTTGATAAAGATATTATAGACTCTAATAAAAAATGTTAACATATGTCATATTGTCCTAATGTAGTAAATAAAGATGTAGTTGATGATTTCAACAGTATAGTTGAACATTTTGGTGGACAGAAACTTACAGAACAGGAATTTAAAGACCCTCAACTTAGAGATAAGAGAAAAGGTATTAATAAGACTGCTATGGATGCTACTTACTATCTATGGGATAAATATGCTGGTGATAAGAAGTTAATTACTGCTGATGCTAACTATACAGGTAAATCTATTAGTGAAAAGATAGAAGAGTCTCTATCTAAATATTTAGTTAAAGACTTAGATGCTATTAGACAAGAACAAATTACTAATTCTCTAACTAGAAAAATTAATAGAGAACTTCTTAAAAATCCTAATGCTGATATTAATACAGTTAGAAATAATGTATTAAAGGCAGAATTAGATAGATTTAAAAGAATGAAGTCAGAGATAGAAAACTCTGATATTCCTACTAAAGAAAAGATTTTAAATGGATTACTTAATCCTGTTATTGATAATTTTACTACTTTATCTAATCTAGTAAATATTAAGTTAAAGAGAATTAATAATCTGGCAAGTAGTGTTAATGATGATATTAATTTAGAACAAGAAGAAGCAAGTGTTAATGAAAAATTAGATTTTAATAAGTCTTCTTATGAAGCTAAAATTGAGTTAGATGCTGAGTTAAAAAGAATATTTTCAGATATAGACTCAGGAACAAAGAATGCCTTAGGTGAAGTTGATAGTTTAGATGGAACCTATGTTGAAAGCATAACTAGAAGTATTCTTGCGGGTATTCCACAGGATTATGAACTTATGAAAGATAGGTTACTTGAGTATGTTGAAGCATACCCTTGGGTAACTCAGTTAGTTGATAAGTTAGATGCTATGGGAGTTAATACTAGGAATAAATTTGTCACCAGTTTAACTTGTCACTATGTAGAACATACTATGGGTATGTGGTCTAAGGTAAAAGGTAAAGCAATGCAATTTGTTCAAGTTATTGCTAACCAGAATGCTATAAGTAAAAATATTTTTGATAGTTGGAAAGCCAACTTAAATAATAGTAAATATTTAGATTCTGAGGGAGTATTACATAATAAGAAAGAAGTTGTAGATAGGTTTGAAAAGATTCTTAAAGATGGTAATCCAGATGAAGCAAGACAACTTTTAGAAGATTTAGGTATAACTATTTCAGATAAATTCTGGGATAAGATAGTTAAAGGCCAATATAAATTAAATAAGAAAGATACTAAAACAGATTTTAAATCATTTCTAAATAATAATAATAGTCCATTTCTCTTACTATACAAAAACATTAAGTTAGTTGGAAGTAAGAATATAGAAGAATATGATGTATTTAAAGATACAGCATTTAAAAACTTATCTAAAGAAGATGCTAAGTATAATAAGCAAATACTTTCTACTTCACATAGAGTAGGTAATAAAACTGTTCAATCCTATGGACTTAATAAGTATATTATAGACTTTGTTAGAGAACTAAAGTTTTCAGGACTTGCTCAAAGAATATTAACATCAGGTGGAGTATATGCTAATGAAAGTATTATACTTAAAAACTTTGCTGCTAAAAATACTGCATTTACTGATAACTTTAGAATAGGTAGTGTATCTTTACTTTCCATAAAGAAAATGGATACTAAAGATAGAGATGGTAAAGAGTTGCATAATCTTAATGAGGATGAATATGAGATGCAGGAACTTATTAACTTAAATGCGCCTCAGACAGATGAATCTAACACAGGACAAAGAATAGGAACACTTAACTCTGTTACTAACTCAGATAAATCTACTGCAATGACAGTTAGGACTGTTTTAGCTAAGATTAAGTTAGAGAATGGTGAACTAGCACAGGAAAGTATAGATTTACTTTATGAACAGGCTGTTTTACCTGAAATTAGAAGAATTAAGCAGTGGGAAAATATTAAAAAGTCTAGAAGTTCATTTCCTAATAAAGAGTTTGAACAAGGTGGGCATATGTTTTTACTTATACCATCTATGAATAATATGAATGATATTTGGGAAAAAGATGGTAGTCTTAATAAGAATGTAGAAAGTGTTGAGTTTAGAAGTAAAATTAATGATGAGATTATGAATGTAGTTAATAGTCTAGTTGCAGAAAAGTTAGAACTATGGACTAAGTATGGTATTGTTACAGAGAATAGTAAAGGTGTATTAGAACCTACTATGCTTGATTTAAGAGTATTTAATGAACATAAAATATTTGAGGGTTCTAGAGTTGAGGATTATAGTAAAGTAGTTGCTACTGATATGGTGTTTCAGTATATTATTAATAATGCAAATATCTTTACAGGTATTGTAGGTGATGCTGCTAATTTCTATAAATCTAAAGTATATAAAGAAGAATCTAAGAAGTTAGTTAGAAATAATCTTCTTGCTAAGGAAGATATTAATGATAGACAGAAAGTATGGGCTACAATGTCAGAAACTACTAGATTAAGAGTAGTTAAAGATATCTTTGACAATGTAGGTAAGAGACTTGCTATGCATATTGCTCCAGGTAAATCTAGTGCAGATTATGAAGGAAAAGTTAAATATATTTTTGCTAATGATAGGGCAGTTGATTCTAAAAGTTTAGATCAATATAAAGTATTAATAGGTAATGAATCTAAGGATTATAGCAAAGAAGGTATTTTAAGTGAAGGAACTAATGCGCAAGAATTTACTACCTATCTTGAACATCTACATAATATGGATACAAGTGGATTATTACCACTTGGATTTTATAATGAAATTGCTAGCATTGTTCAAGATGAGATTAATAAAGGTAATCATTACTACGAACAGGCTATTAAAGATAAACTGTCAGATGAATTTAAAGATACCTATAATCATTTAGTATTACAAGTAACAAAACCTGTATATAGTTGGTTTGAAGTAGGTAATACAGGTCTTACTCCAATGTATATTAAAACTTCTGCTTACCCCTTAATTCCTAGTTTAACTAGTGGATTAGATATGGATAACATTAGAATAGCAATGGAAAAGAATGGATTACATAGACTTTCTTTTGCTTCTGGAACTAAGTTAGGTATGCCTGTAAATGCTGTTAATTTATGGGATGAAAATAACAATATTAGAACTGATATACCTTTAGAAGAGATAGAAGGTGCCTCTAAAGAATTACCTAGAATGGGATTTAGAATACAGCAGGAAGTTCCTTATGAAGAATTAAAAGATGCTATTAATAGAGTATCTCAGGCTGATAAAAACCTATTTACTAATCTACTAAGTATAACAGGATTTAAGTATAGAGGTAAGGAATATACTGGTGCTGAGTTACAAAAAGAGTATGAACAACATTATACTGATCTTTATAAATCTAACTATAGTAATTTAATTAAAAAGTTAAATGTTCAGTTTGATGCTAGAGGTAATATAAAATCTTTAGATAGAGATGCTTTAAAGAAAACTTTACTAGAAGAAGCCACACAAAGAGGTTATCCTATTAATGACATAGAATCTTTAAATTTAGATGATGCACTGGATTATATATCCTTTATGCCATCTGCTGCTAAATATGAAGCACTTCTTAATTCTATTGTTAAGAATAAGGTATTAAAGATGAAGTTTAGAGGTAAATCCTTTGTCTTATCTACTGAGGAAGGTTATCAAAGTAATAGTAAATCTGAGGATGATTTAACTCCTAATGAAAAAAGCGGTATTAAATATACTCCTAAATGGAAAGGTTCTTTAGACCCAGGACATTTTGAAGATGCTACTGGTAAAAAATTAACTGGTAAAGAATTAGCAAAAGCATTTAAAGAAGGAACTGCTATTGTTAAAACTCCAGCACAAGTTTTTATTCCTTGGAAATTTCAATGGGGTAATGAGAAACTTAATATTAATGATTTTGTTGATCCAGAGATTAATCTAATAGACACTAGTAAGTTACCAGAAGAATTACTTAACTTATTTGGAATGAGAATTCCAAACCAAGGTGCTAATTCACAATCTTGGATGGAAATTGCTGGATTTTTACCAAAAGAATGTGGTGATATTATAGTTGCACCTAGAGATTTCTTAGCACAGATGGGTTCTGACTTTGACGTGGATAAACTTTACTCCTACATGTATAACTATATGTATAAGGATAGTAAATTATCTAAACTTAGATTTAATAGTAAGGAAGAAATAGAACAACTTAAAGAAGAAACTTTAACTAAACTTGCATTTACATTAAATGAAAATGAAGTTCCTGAAATAAATAAGGAAGCAAAATTTATTGATGATGTAGATAAGGTATGGCAACAAGAACTACAGAATAGGTTACTTGATATACATATTGCTTTACATCAAAATACTAATATGTTAGTTCAATCTCAAATTGTTGAACCTTTAGGATTCTGGAAATTTAAAGAGATTGCCGATGAAATAGATGCAGCAAAAGAAATTAATAAAAATTTTACACCACTATCAGATTCTTATCAAAGAGATAAGAGACTTAATGCTGCTATGGGTAAAGCATTAGTTGGAGATTTTGCTAACTTAATGATGTTTAATGCTGTAGCACAAGGTAAAGACTTACATTTTGTAAATAAAGATGGTAATAATATACATTTTAGATTTGGTTCTAATGTATCTAATGGAGATTTAAGTGGTATCTTTACTTTAAAAACTTTAAATAAACTTATTTTTAAAGTTGCTGCTACTGAAAAGTTAGATGCTAAAGAAGTAAGAAAAGATATTAATACTTACTTACCTAAAATTCAACAATACTTAGATTTAAAAGACATAACTTTTAAGTCTCAGGTTATTTCTGGATTAGCTTCTGCTGCTGTAGATAATGAAAAGGAACAAATACTTGATAAGTTATTTCTTAACTCTGATACTTCCAAATATGTTAAGCTACTTGCTCAACTTGGATTTGGAGAAGAAGTAGCATATTTTGTAAAACAACCTATTATAGTAGATTACTTTAATGAACTTAAAAGACTTAAATCTTCTTTGGGTGACTTTACTCCTAATGCTGATACTCAAGCATTATTCTTTGCTATAAGTAAATATGGAGATGAAAATTTTAGTAAAGAAAAGTTTGAAAAGTTATTTGATAAAGGTCATGGATTGAGTATAGAAGCAATGAAACAATCTATTCTTAATCCTGGTGCTGATTTTAACTATATTCAACAGGCAGCACTAAGTCAACTTATGTATCTTAAAAAATATGCTGATAAGTTACAACTAGTTCAATCTGTAATTAATACAGATAGTAAGGGGTTAGATAAGAGTCTATTTGAAACTATTTCTAAAGAAGAAATTATAGATAGATTAAATACTAGTGGTATTGCCAATGTTAATAAAGTATTGGAAGGAACTATTAATGGTGCCGCTACTGAGTATGGATTAAGATTTAACAATAAACTTTGGGGTAATTTCTTTCCTTACACTCAAGATGGAGTAACTAAGATATTTAATATTGTTGAAAATATTTTTAATAAAGATGAAATTGGTGTTTCAGAAAAATCTGATATTAAGAATACTATTTGGAAGAATTTTAAGTCTTATCTATTTACTTTACAAAACTTAGGTTTACTAAATCAAAATATAGATGCTGAGAGAAAAAGATTAATGTTAGATACTAAAGATAATAAGTCTTTAGCAACTAAGATTAAGATGATTCAGAATTTACCTAAATTTATTAATGATCCATTTATATCTAGATTAGTTCCTTATTTAAGTAAAGGTGCCAAACCTTCTACTTTATCTATGAACACTAATGTAGAACCTTCAGCAGAACTGTATATAATGCAAGCTGCTGCAAGTCTATATACTAATGTTGTAGATATTCCTACTATTGGGATGAATACTAGAGAACTATTTGAAGATTTAGTTAAGTCTGCTTATATAAATGGTGGAGTTCAAGAATTTTCTCAATATCTTAAATTTATGCCTGTTTCTTATTTACAGGGTATAGGTTTTACTACCAATATGTCAAACTTGGTGAGAGAAAAATTTTTTGAAGACAATGAGAAACTAGATATACCTAATGATGAAATGCCTAATTGGGTTATACCTACATTTGTGCAGCAATATTTTCAACATGACCAGAGAGGATTACCACAATTATCTGGAGAAAATTTAAATAATTCTATTATACCTTTAGAAAAGGATAATAACTATGTTACTAATAATAAACTTACTAGTTTTGCTTTAACTAATACAGATTACTATACTGGTTCAGGTAGATTTAAAGAACCACCTATCTTTTTAGTAATACCAAGTGCTGGTAGATTTAAAGGATTATCTAAGAATATACTGTTTATATATCAAGGTATTAAGACAGAAGAAGGTCAACCTATTTATACTAGAGTTGCTAACTTAGGTATGGGATCAACTAATGAGTATAACTTTGGTATTGACAATGCTACATCTATGATTAATCAGTATAATCCTATTTATGCTGCTGATGGTGTAGAACAAAAGGATGAAAAATATCCTACAGAAAAAGGTTATTCTGAAGAATATGATAATCCTGAAAGTAGTAAAGAGAATGTAGAAGAGTTACTTAGAATAGTTCCTCAAGGTGATACTAAAGATATTCAGGATATTTTAGATAATATTACTATAAATTCTTCTGATGTATTTCAACAAGTATTAGCAAGAGAATTTATTAAGTTATTAGATAAAGAGAATGTATCTTTAGATTCCACTTCTAATATGGAAGGAACTGCTGGTTCTTATAAAGATAATAAGATATATCTTAACTTAAATAGTGATAAAAATAAAACTGTAGAAGGTGTAGCAGAAACTATGTTACATGAAACTATACATCACTTCATTAATAGTAGCATTAAAGAGTATGAAAAGAATCCTAAAAATGTGTCTCCTGAAACTAGAGATGCAATTAAAGAGTTGAAGAGATTACAATCTATTTATAATGCTAGAATTAAAGATAAGTATGGTGATAAATATGCAACAAAGTTAGATGCAATTAAAGGTAAAAAGTATGATTTACTTGATACCAATGATGAACTTATGGAAATATATGCTTCTCAAGTAGACAAGTTAAATGAGTTTGTAACTCTTACTACTACTAATAAGCATATACAGGAAGTTTTAAATGATATAAATGATCCTGATAATAAAAACAAAGGTTTACTAGATAAGTTATCTGACTTATTAAATAAATTACTATCTTCGCTGGGATTTAATGTTAATAAAAATAGTTTACTTGAAGGTGCTTTAAAGAATAGTTTGATACTTATTAATGGTAATAATAGTAGAACTTTAATTAGTGATAAGAATACTATGAATTATGAAGAACAACCTAAAGATTCTATGGATGAATTTTATGATATTAATCCTGAATATGGTAAGGATGACTTCTATGATGATTATCAAACAGTTGAAAGTTTCTTACCAAGTAAAGATAGAACTAATCCAGATGAAGTATTGCGTAAATTTGGAGAATTAAATTCTCAAGGTAGAGTTAAGTTAGTTCCTGTAGATAGAAATGGTGGTATTACTATTTATAATAAGATGATAAAGAAAGCACAAAATATCAACAATAATCAAACAGAATATACTGCCAAGGTAGGAACAACTTCTGGAGAAGAGGTTAGAAGTAATGGTAGACAATACTATTATATTAAACTTATTCCTAGAGAGGAAAATATACTTAATAAGTATAATTCTATATCTAGAGATGAGATTTTAGATGAAATGAGAAAATGTAGAGGTTAATTTAAATATTAAACTATGAGTGGATTAAGTTGCCCAGAAAAAGGGTCTAAAGAATGGAAAAGATTACTTAAAGCTGTAGATGGTAATGAAGAGGAAGCATACCGTATAAGGAAAGCTTATGATAATGTCATTCCTACTCCAGAACAATTAAAGAAAGATGGTATATTACAAAAAGAAAAGAAAGTTAATAAGTTTCAACCTATTATAGATAGTCAGCTTGATAGAAAGAGTTTTTTACATAAACAACTAAGTAACTATAGAAGGGAATATAAAGAAGCCAAGGGTGCGGACAGAGTAATTGCTGGTAAAAAGATAGCAACTACTGAACATAAGATTGAGGATATTAATAAAAAAATAGAAGATTTAGAAAAGATTGATAATGTTGAAAAGATATATACTTATGCTCAATCTGATTTAAATGATATTAGGCAGATATTAAATAATCCTAAGATTACTGAAACGGATTTAAAGAGAAGTCTTAGAGTATTAAAGTTATGGCAAAGAGTTTCTTCATTAGATAGAGATAATCCTTTATTTAGTGTCAATGAATTAGAATCATTTGGTGAAGAAGATAATCTTACTGCTCAAAATATTGCTACTAGTTTAAAGAATATACAAGTTGCTGCTGAGAGTTTAGAAACAAAATGGAATAATATTGCTGAAAAGATACTAGGTCAAAGAATTAAGAATACTTTTGGTGAAGATGCTGAGTATGATATGAATAGGATTATTAATGATATTAGTAAATCTGCTTCCTTACTACTTGATATTGGAGAGATAGATAATATTATTACTAAAGCCATGTATACTTGGAATAAAGAAGCAACTCATAATACTAATCAAGAAATAAATGTGATATTTCATGGTATAGATAAAGTTATGGAACATGTTAAAAAAAGATTTAGTAACTCTCAGATTAAAGAATTATTTGCACAAAGACAAAGTAATACAGATTCTAGGAAAACAGGTAATACTGTATCTAGATTTACTCAACATTATTTTGATTGGAATAAGTTAAGAAGGGATAAACATAATTTAACTATTGAGAGAACCACTGGTGAGGCTAAAAAAAATGCTATCATTAGAAATAATGAAGATATCAAGAAGCATAGTATAATGCTGGATGCTAGAAAATTATTTCCTATTGATGATAGATTTAGTGAAGATGAAATAGCAGCACATAAGCAAGAATTAATTAATACTTTAGGCCAAAAAGGTTTTGATTTTTATAATGAAAGATTAAAGAAAAGTATTGAAGAGTATAATGAATTAAAAGAAGCAGAAGAAAGTTACCTTAATGATGAATATAGTGGAGACGAAGCTGCTAAACTTATGGAAATGCAACGTTGGGAGGCCCAAAATAGCCCGTATAAGGCAGCAGATAGTTTTTATGATAATACTACATCAAAGGTAGGTAATGAATACATTAATACAAGGAATACATACACAGAAACTGTTCCTAGAAGAACTATTGATGGAAAAGATACAGGATTTTATGATGATAACTTTTCTAAGATAGAAAATGATAATGATTTACTTGCACTATATAATTATCTTACTGATACAATGCATAATGTAAATCAGTATTTACCTGAAGATGTTAAGGGTGAGTTACAATCTAATACTTTACCTTTTATAAGAAAGTCTGTAGTTCAATCCTTTATGCAAGGTGGAGTATTTAAAGGACTTCAATCTATTAATAAAAATTGGAATGAAGCACTTAGAACAGGTATGGGTGGTATTATTGAACACAGTAGTCAAAGAGATATTGAAGGTAATAAAATTAGAGGAGTTCAGTTTAATGGAATGGTAGGTAATGTTAACCAGATTAATGACTACATAGCTCAAAAAACTATTGAACATAATTTAAAAGTAGGTAAAGGTAATACTAGTCCTGAAGAAATGCTTGAATTAAAGTTAGAATGGAAAAAAGAAATTCAAGATAGATTAGCAGAAGAAAAAAGTTTTGATTTAGAAAAAGTAATTAAAATATATTCTTTAGCAGCAGTTAGTTATGCACATAAGTCTAAGATTGAGGATGCTATGAGTATTGCTAATACTATTCTTAATGATAAGTTAGAGCAACAACTTACCAATGCTGGTGATGAAATAAAGAATCAGGATAAAAAAGTAGCAAAAAAAGGTTTAGCTAATTTAAAAGCATCCCTAGATTATTTTATGGCTAATTTTTATGGTGAACCTAAGGTTTTACAAGAATTTGCTTTTGGAGAGAAAATATATAATTCAGAAGAAAAAATTAAGAAAGAACAGTTAGAAAAAACTAAGCAAGAAAATTTAGACAACTTAACTAAAGGTAATATTGATAAACTTACTTTCATAGAGAATGAAAAAGTTCTTGATGAACAACTTAATAAATTAGGTGGTAAGAAAACTCTATCTGGTATAGGTGATATGATTAATTCCTATATAAGAATGAAAGGTTTAGGATGGAATTTCTTTGCTCCTATTATGAACTTTAATGTTGGTTTCTTTACTAATATGACTGAAGCTGCTGGAGGATTAAGATTTGATACTGGTCAACTTTTAAGAGCTTATGGGTTAGTTTTAGGAGATAAAAGTGGTAAAGTTGCTAGACTTATGGAAAAATTAGATACTCTAAAAGAAGTTCAAAATGAAGCATATAATACTGTCGGTATTGCTAAAGGTGCAATGAGAAGATTAGCTCCATTTTATTTAACTAATAAAGCAGAGTATTTAAACCAGTCACCTATTATGGTTGCTATGTTACTTAATACTAAAGTAAAAGTAGATGGTAAAGAAATGTCATTGTGGGAAGCATATGATAATGAAGCTAATTTACCAAGTAATATAGAATTCTTACAAGATCAGCAAGGAGAATTTGGTGTTAAAAATAGAATTGATAATATTATTAAGGCTATTCATGGTAACTATGATAAAGATGCACCTATATTAGCTAATAAAAATATTATGGGTAGGAGTCTTTTAGTATTTAGAAAATGGATGATTAACTCATATTATCATAGGTTAAAAAGTGAAAGTGGTATGCTTAACCCTATTGATAATTTAAGTGATAAAGGTAGATGGAATAGTTATGGTGATTTCTTTAAAGAATATGGTGCCTTTGGTGGTATATTTTCTCTCACTACTAATCTTATTAAGAAGATGAGTTTTGGAGCAATTAGCACTAATTTTGATGAAAAATTAAATGAAGTTGATGCAGCTAATATGAGAAAGAATTTAACTGAGATTATGTTTATGGTAGCAATTACTTCATTAGCACTTTTACTTAAAGGACTTACAGCAGATGATAAAGATTCTGATGCTAAATATTTAGCAATGTTTTATATAAATCAACTTGGTAGAATGGAACGTGATATTATGTTTTATATTGACCCAAGGCAGTTTAAGTCTATATTACGTGATCCACTACCTATTATGGGTGTATTAGGTAATGCTTCTGATATTATGACTAGAAGTTTTACTTTAGTTACTGGTGGTGATGATATATATAAAAATGGTTATAGAAAAGGACAATCTAAAACATGGGCATCAACAAAACAGGCACTTCCAGGTGCATCTAATATAGATAGATTAAAAAGTATGACTACATCAATTTTTAACAAAACTGCATTGTGATGTAAATTTTTTTTGAAGCAAGGGAAATATTGGGGAGTATATATTACTCCCCTTTATTTATAGTGTAAATATTAGTTTACTTAACCAACATTCCCAATCATCTATATCTAAACCTTTTGCATCTCTTTCTTTAAGATAAATTATTGCATCTATTAATTTTGAATTTAGATATACAAATCTATCCCTATCTTCATTAGCAATAGTTTTATTGGTTTTACTTACACCTCTTTTAAAATTTTCTTCTGTCATAACTAATAATTATTAATCAAAATAAACAATCTTTTCTTTTAAATTTATCTTTATTGATGTAATCTCCTGTTCTTCATCTTGAACATCAACATCTAGAAAATAATCATATTTCTTAGCCCAAGAAATAAGAAATGTAGTAAGTTCATCATGTTCTTTCTCTAGTTCATTCATAGTTATACTATAGTTTTTAGTTTCTTATTTATACTTGCTTGATAATCACTAACCCAATTTAATTTTCTTTCTTGAATTAAACTTGGAGTAAATTGAATAGATACATTATCATTTTCAATAAAATGTAATGTATCACAATCTTTACATTTTACTACATTATCAATTCTCATTATTGCTGGTTCATCAGGATCATAACTATTAAGCATTATATCCTCATGTTCATAGTTATCAATATACTCCAAGTTAGAAGAATAACATATTTGACATATTTTAGTTTCTTCTAATAATTTATTCATCTTTTTTCTCTAATTTAAATCTATCATCTAACTCTGGAAAATTTTCCAACATATATGCTCCAACTAATGCATTCCAAGCAACATGATATAAATGGTTAAGTTGACTCTCAGAATCAAGATCACTTTGTTTAGGGTCTTCATAAGAATCTAAATGTCTTTTTAAAGAATCTAAATATTGATTTTGTGAACCACCTTTTAAGAAATTGTACATATCATACTTTCCTTCACCATATTGTGCTACTTGTGCTAAAGGTCTCATTAAAAAAAGAGGAAAATTTCTCCATCTTAATTTTCCATCATTTTTCCTATCTGCTAATTCACTCATAATATTCAATATAATTAATAGGCATACCAAAAGTATTAGCAGTATTAATTTCTGCTTGGCATCCTTTACTATTACTAATTAAATTTGGCCCTTCTTCACCTATTATTACTACTAATAATTCATCACATCTTTCAAGCATAGGTAAATCTTGACTCATCCAAAAATCATGATTAGTTTGTAAATAGTCCTGCATTTCCAAAGATATTGGATGTGAATGACTTACAGGACTAAATACAATATTACCTTCTTGCATTAATTTAGCAGTAACTTTATTTGCTATCTCAAATGATTTTTCTGGGTTCCAACTATAAGGTATACATAAATAAATTATTTTGTTATTCATATTATTTCCAATGTTTCTTAAATAATTTATCATGAATCCATATTATAATCATAGCTAATATAATACCAACAATTACTCCAACTATAACATCTATGAATACATTTAATATTAATTCTATAATATTACTCATCTTCTAATTTTTCCCATTTGTAAATACTACTCCAAGTTTTGAAAGTATTTTCATCTACTATTTCTCTAACTTCACTTGTGCTAAACCATCCTAACCAGAATCTTTCTCCAAGTTCAGGTGGTTTAAATAGTTCAGAATCAACACTTCTAACAACTTCATGTCCTACAACTATATTGTTAGGATGCAAAGCATTAGGTAATTCTGAAATTTTTATAAGTTTAATCTTCATTTTCTTGTTTTAAAAGTTCATCTGCAAGGATATATGACTGTTCAATTACTAGTTTATCAGCTTCTTTTTTATCACCATCAGCACCTAATCTTTGTAATAACTGATATGCTGTATTTGGATTTGATATTATTCCTTGCATAGCAAAACAAGCAGCATAAAATCTTTTTGACACTCCAAAATTTGGTTCATATTTTTCTGCTGATATTGGAAATGCAGGTTCTTGACCTAATTTTTTACGCATACTATTTTTCTCCAATAAAATACAACTTGTATTTTTATCATTAAAAATTTAAACTCTATATCGAATGATTTATAAGGATTTGTATCATCTATCCAATCTGGATACCCCACACTATCATAACAAAATTCTAATGAAGGAAATAAATTAAAATAATGAGCACTAAATCCTTCTGGTGGAAACATTGTTCTCCAATTAGTGAACCATTGTGTAGTTAATTTTCTATTTTTACTCATCTTTTTCTTTTATAATTAAATATTCTTTACCATTAGTTTCTACTCCATTTGATTGTAGTAGAGATATAAAGGATTCTTTTGCTGTATTGCAAGCTAGATGTAATGTATTCTTCTTTGGTTTATTATAGTTATTATATTCAAAATGTATTGGGTTTGTTGTACCATAATTTATATACATTTTATCTATAAACTCTTCACAATCTTTATCAGTAAGTTCTGATAATCTTCCAATATATTCTACATTTTTATTTTCATGTCTTAAATATGATAATATTCTTCCATCAACATTATCAAACATTATATCTTGATCTTTAGTTATTTCTACTACAATTAAATTAGAAGATTGTGTTTTGATAGTTTTCATAACTCTTTAATCAATTTTTAATTTCCATAATTATATTTATTTAGATATAATTTCATTAAATACTAGTAATTTGTATGTAATTACATATAGTTTACTCATAACTCTTTAATTAATTTATCTGCTAAAATTTTTCCAGTTTCTTTATCTAAATATCCAGATTCTCCAGCATAAAATTTAAGTTTTGATAAAGTTAAACATTCTTTAATAGTTTCCTTTATTGCATCTTCTTGCGCTTGTTTTATAGCGTCTAATACTTGCCATTTATAAAATACTTCATTACCATCTTCATCTTTATCAAGATTATAATTATTCTGATATATATCTTCAGCTGTTTTCATCTAAATAGGTTTTAAATTATTAATCATTATATTTCAGTAAAAAATCTGGATTTATAACCTTAAAACTTAATAATTTCTGACCATTTTCAATGCATCTTACAACAATACCTTCTCTTGGAATATCAGCTAATACAGATTTGCTTTTACTAAATTCAACTAATTCTTGTACTGTTGAACCTAATCTTGATAGTTTAGGATAGTAAGTCATATTTCTTCCATCTTTAACTTTTATAGAATCATAGTATTCTAAAATTGGAACAGTCTGCAAAGAATATTTTAAACAAAAACTCTGTAATTCAGTCCAGTTGTAATGATAATTCTTTTCATGATCTATAATATTAAATACCCACATTGTAGGTTCTTTAATACCATATTTATTACCTTGAACATTAGAAGCACCTTGTTCACCTTGAATAGTTAAAGTAGGATTCTCTTTAAGTATTTGTTCTAAGTTATACTTCTTAGCAATCTTCCAATATAAACTATTTTTATCATTAGTAGTTAAATTTCTACTGCATACAACAAATTGATATTTCTTAGGAAGAAACTTACCTATAATTGGAGTAGGATTTTGTATCATTTTACCTGTCCATGTACCACTTTGATAATCTATCTTTTCAGTAATGTAAACTTCTTTATCTGCAAACTGTTTAATTACGTGAGGAATATTTTGGATGCGCTCCTCATCGGTATGTGTACACCAGTAAGGCCACCTTCTTAATTCTTTATATCCTTCTACATACCTTCTCCATAACTTTCTAAACCAAGAATATCTCATCATAAATTTTCTTAGTTTATTTTTATCATTTGCAAACCTTCTTTCTTGTTGATTAATTTCTTCTCTTTCAGATGGAAATAGGTATTTAGTAATTCCTAATATTTCTGTTACATCATCTCCAATTTTATCTGGGGAAGTTAACATAGTATCAAGACTAGTATGTATAGTTCTTAATGGTAGTATTAACCCCTGGCTTATCTGACCTTTGAGACGAATCGTGCGGATCCTAAATTTTCTATCTCTAAGAAATTCATATTCAGGTTTTTCAGGCATTACTGAATCTACTTCTATATAGATTATCTTTTCACCTACCTTAAATTCACCTTTTTTAACTACACATTGCCAACCTAAAACTTCTGCCACTTCAATTTTATCAGCTCCTTCTATGGAATTTAGTGCTGTTATTATTTCTATATGTGCTAATTTTCTTTGTTCATTCATATATTTATTTTTATAAAATTACTCATACAACCATTTTTTTAAAAATTCTATAAATGTAAGATGTGGTTCAAACTGTTTCCAAACATGAATTAATCCTAGTAGAATGACAATAGCAAATCCTATTGTCACTCCACCTATAATTGTTATTACTTTAGTAATCATCATCTAAATAGTTAGACTCAGTTATATCACATTCATCAATCTCAATATCATCAGGCATACCTAACCATTCCTTATCTTCATCTGTTAGTTCATAGTTAGGGCATTTTTCCCATTCTTCAGTCATTGCCATATTTCTTCAGTTTTAATTGGTTTACACTCTAAATCAATATTGTTAAAAGAACATCCCCATTCCTTTTCCATTAGTTTAACTAAATTCTCATCTTTTGTAATTACTTGATATACTCTTGCTTTTTTATTTCCATTACATGATTCAAGTATTTTATTAGTTAACATTGGTGTAAATTGTGAATATTTGCCTTTTAAAAAGTTTTGTATATCTGGTAAGTAACTAATTGAAATATTAAACTCAAATAAATCTAATCCAGGACTTGGATGTGTTACTTTTACTATTTTATCACTCTTTAGTAGAGTTTTCTCAAACTCATTATATTTATCATATGTGCTAAATCTAGTTAACACATACATTTTATTTAATTCTTCATTTAGATAGGCATTTATTACATAATGTCTATAAAAATTATTTACTATATTCAATGATAATTCTTTTATTCCCAACATAGGGAGTAAATAATAGGAAGTTAAATTTCTCCTATGTGTATACAATGTATACTTATTTACTCCCTTCTCAATAAATTCTATAATATAGTTACTTTGTATAGTATCTATATTCACTTTAAACTCTGTCCCAACAGCAATCTCTAATTCTTCATTAATTTTAATTGCAGTAATCTTATTATTTTGTGAAATTGTTTCTATTATCTGTAATCCATTGGAAAGAATTTCTATACTTCTGGAATCTATAACTTTGTAATTAAGTTTTTTACCAGCATTCAAATTTTTAGTAAGAAATTCTACTTCTTTCATATATAGGTTTTATAACTCAAACATTTAGTTTAATCTGAGTTGGAATTATTTTACATTTATCTGAGTTTATAAAACTACTTCCGTTTTGAACAAATTTAACATCTAATTCATTAACTTGAAAAGTAGAGTTTACTTTATCCTGACTTGTAGATTTAAGAATTCTAATACCATCAGCAACTGTTGGGGCATCTATAACAATTTCTTCTGATATTAAGAATTCTACCAATCTATCTCTTCTAATTAATACAGCCATAAGTTATTCTTCCTCTCTATTTGCTGTTTTAACAATTATGTCATAAAAATAATCATAATTTTCATCAAATATTCTTTGAGCAAAATCAGTATACTCAGTTCCATCCTCTCCATCTGTATAGATATCACTATTATCTATACCATTACCATCTTCATTGTATTGATTTAGTAATTTACTTAACATAGCATTATGTGCCAATGCTGCTGCTAATTCTACCTCATTTACTAATACCATAGTTTTATCCTTTCTGTAGTTAAAAATTAGAGTTAACTCATCACTATCTTCAATATTCATAATTAATACTATTAAAAAGTAAGTTTAACTTCTTCTAAAGTAGTTACTGGAGTAATTATTGGGAAACTAGGTAATTCACCACCTACTTCTCTCATAAAATCTTCATCACAATCTAACATATGAAGAAGTCTATAGTTCTTTTGAAAATTAAATATTCCCTGAGCAAATCCATATTGTTCTAGATAAGAAGCCAAAATTAGTTGATAATAAGGTTGTTGAAGTATAGAATTATCACTTAATTTAATTGGAACAATTAATTTTTCAAAGAATTTTTCTCCTTTCCCCTCTAATCCTTTTATACCATCAGAAACATCTCCAGTAATCATTGATTTCCAGAAGTTTGTATGAGCCTCTTTAGTTGTAGTCTCAACCCACCAACCTTTAATTAAACTATTTACATCAGTTTTATCTTCTAACTTATAGTAATAATTAAAATGTTTTCCAGGTATATTCTTTAGTAAATCCTTATCAACAGCACATAATACTTTATCTATAGAAGTAAAAGAAAATTTAGGCAAAGATTCACTTTTACATAAATATAATGCTGATTCTAAAGTTCCTCTAGTTTCAAAAGTAGTATTATCATCAGTAATACATATATCCTTATTTATCCAATATGTACATAAATCATCTGCTTCAACTAAATACATACTCTGAGCATTCCAGGCTTCAATAAGATACTTTTTAAGAGTTTTAAGCCACTTTAAAGTAGAAGGTGACTTAGTTCTTGCATTCTTATATAAAGGGTCTATTTTATGTCTAAAATAAGGTGTATTTGATAAAAATATTACATAGTGAGTTGCTTCAGTTTTAACAAATATATTGTTAATTTTTTCATTCATAATAACAATAGATTCCTCTATTGTTTCTTTAGAACTTGTATATGTTAAAGCATCCCCATCAATAATTGCTAGTTTTGTATTCATTTAAAAAGGTTTATCATTTATACTTCTTGATCTTTCTTATATTTCTCAATAACTAATCTATTATATTCCTGTTGAGTTTTTTCTTTATAATCTAAAGGACTAAGTTCAATACCTGAAGCAAATATTTGATGTAACTCACCTTCTTTTTCCAGTATTATTATATTTTTTCTTTTAACTCCAAATAAAATTGCCGATTGTTTTAATCTTATTAGTATAGATGCTGGTAAATGAGTTATATTATTATCTATTAATAACCAAGGAGTATTATCTTTATCCACTACAACTAAACATATTAAAATATCTTGATATATAATACCACCATAAAATTCAATATAATTTATTAATCTAGGAATAAAATAGTATTGAGGTCCACTATCAATGTTAACAATAGATAATTTAAAATGATTATCTTTACTTAATGATCTATTTATTTTATAATTTTCTGCATTTACATCAATATATTTTTTATTATTTCCATTGAAAATAATAGGAATATATTCATCTGTTCTTGATAGTATCATAAAATTTCAATATAAAAAGGTTCACCTACTTCTGTAATTTTAAAAGGCAATGTAGCAACAGGTTCTTCAGAATACTTATTAGTTAAATAATTAACTAATACATGGGTAATTCTTGCTCCAATTAATCCACCAAAATAAGCAGTTTGTTTAAATGTGCATGGCCCCCCATCTACTTCTGAATCATCAAAAAGAGTTTTTTCATACTCTTCTTCCTTACCTTTAGTTACTACAAATACTTCATACATATTAGCCCGTAATCTGCCATCTATAAGTATTTCTCTATTCTTATCTGTCTTCCACACATCATAAATTTCTTTTCTAGTTTTCATATTATCTAGTGCAGAAATCATAATTGGGGAATAAAATTCTCTCTTAAATTTAGAGTTATAAATATGTAGTTTATTCCTATTTGTAAAGTAACCTGATATCATTTCATATATGGCAGATACTTTATACTTTTTAATATCTTTCATATTAAAAAATTGGCTACCAATATTATATTCCTCAACTATATCTGGGTCTAATATACTATAGTTAGCAGGAATAGTTTTAGTTAAATAATATAGTGCATTACTACCTATTCCACCAACACCAACTACAGTTATATCTTCATCTATGCACCCTTTATACCAGGGTGCATCCTTAAATCTATCATTTATACTAAGCATATATTAATAAGTTATCTCTAAGTATTTCATAAAATTCAAATTGCAAATAATTTTGGTAATCTCTAAGTTCTAGAATAGCTTCTAAACAATGGTCAGCCATATTAGTTAAAGAATCATAAATATCAACATGAATAATTTCTATATTTTCCTCTAACTGTCCAGAAAATTGTATTAATTCATCATCAGTTAATTGCGCTAATTCACTAAACTCAAGATAGATATTTTCATCTTTCTTTTTTGAATCTAAGTAAGTAAGAGCTGTTAAAAATTGCAATGTTAAATTCTCTTTTTTTACTTTAGATGATGGTAATGTTACACCCTTTTTGGTATAGTTAGAGCTACTATATGAATTAATAGGTGTATCATAATCATCTAAATCAGTATAGGCTCTTCCATATCCAAATGAAGTAGAAGGATACTTATTATAGTTAGTGATAGGTTTAAATGCTTCTTTTTCCTTCTTCTTTTCTTGTAATTTTACTATTACAGCATCTAACCAAGAATCTACATTTTCTTCTCCCTCAATAACTGGTTCTAAATCTCCAATAAGAATATTTTCTTCAGAAGAAGGTATCTCAACAGTAATAAATTCTCCATTAGTTCCTTTAATAGTAGCAACTTTAGTTACTGTAGTTTTACTTGGAAAAGCAATTTTAGCACTATAAGCATGAGCAAAGTTTACTATTAAAGAAACATAGAAATTATAATTCTTACAATTACTTTCTAACTCTTCTTGATCTGTAGAACTAAAGAAGGTAGCCATAGAATGATGTGTATGTATTTGCCCCATAGCACTTTCCATCAAATCTGGATTAATATCATAAGCATTTACTACTTCTCCACTAAAATCAAATTCAGTATAGGTAGCACTACCAATATCCATTGGATATAAAAAATCTGCTGTAAATACTAAATCCTTCATTTCCTTAATGTTTCCACTAGTAAGTTTATAAAATAAAACTCCTGACCATTCAGTTGCTCCTACTTTATAATGTAAATAATCAATATATTTTTGTAATCTTTTTGTAACAATTATTTTACCAATATTTCCAATTGTATTAACCATTATATTCCTCCATTAATTTATTTTGTAAAACACTTTTTGTTATTAATTTTTCTAAAGAATTTACTACTCTATCAAGTATATTTGCATCAATCTTATAAATATAACTATCTGAAATATTTTCTTCCTTAATTATGTTGAAGAAATAATCTTTATTTTTAAAAGTTAACATTTTTTCTCCAATTCTACTTTCATAGGAAGATAATGATTGTAAATTATTATCTATATAAGATTCTCCATCAATTCTAATATATTTATACTCAGGGTATAAAGATGTTAATAAATCATCTATATTATCAATACTATCTTGATTTAATCTTACTTCAAAATAATTTTTTGTTTTTAAGTTTGAATTAGGTAAAAATGTATATCTTAAACTATCAATTAACTTAGTATTCTTAAATATAGCTTCAAGTATTGTTTCAGTATCTACATATCTATTAACATATACGTCTACAAAAGATAAATTATTTATATTCTTATTTAAGCCTTCTATTTTTTTATAAGGAACTCCATCTAAACTTTCCCACTTAAAATATTCAACAAGTTGTAGTAAAAAAGAAGTTAAAGTTGAGATTTCTCCACTAGAATGATAAGATTTGAAATTTTGAACTATTTTACTAAAATTAGTATGTCCTAAACATAGTCCCGATACCCAAGTAAACTCAGGACTATCAGAACAATGGGAAAACATATAATCACCTACTATTTCTTTTTCAGTATAGGTAGTTCTTAATATCTTAATACTATTTAAGCATATTAAATTTATCTCTCTGAAAAAATCTAACTTTACAAATAAATCCCTAATTCTATGATTAAATATTCCATTAGTAATTTCATAATCTGGAAATCTAATTATCATAGTGATAGATTCAGAAGAGTTATCTATAGATATTTCAAAATTATCTTTATCTATTACAGTATTTGCTGCTATATTTAAAATCTTTGCAAATTGAGGTATAGAAACTTTTCTAATTCTTTCTATTTTATTTTGATATTGAATTTCTTTAAACTTACTATAAGTTAGAGGAGTTTCAAAAGAATTTATAAGAGCACTTGTAGTATAATTACTACTTATATTTTTATAGATGGCTTTTCTATCTACAATATTAGTTACTCTTTTATAAATTTTACCCTCTGTTATTTGATAAATACGTTGATATTCTGAATTACTTTTACTTAATTCCTTTTTTAGTTTTTCATCATCCAACTTTACTAATTCTTCTGGAAGAATAACCATAGTTAATACCTATTAAAAATAAGTTAATAAAAATAGTAAAGAAATAAAGAACTATTTACTATTCCTTATTTCTTTACTAATATTGTTATTAATTAAACCTTTCTCGAAGCATTTCTGCTTCATCTTGAAGTTCTTCTTCAGTAGTATAGTCTGCTAAATTAGTAGGCTCTTCAAGAGTAGAATCAATTTCTTCCTCTTCAAGAATAATAACTCGTTGAATTACTTCACGATAAGTCTTCTTACTAGAAGGTTTAGAACTAACTACATCCATATTTTCAATACTTGCCACAAAATCTTGCATAATTTGAGTAGTAGCATGAGTATAGTTAAAAGGAACATAACCACCATTATCTAGATATTCTTTAATCTTTGCCTTTAATTCTGTATAATAACTACCACTCTTAGTCTTAGTAGGAGTAATAAACATAATACTATCAATAGCTGGTAATACTGCCTCATCTACATCAAAAGAAGACTTACTTGCCCTATCAATCAACTTTGTTTCATTCCAATTAACTTCCATACCCCTTACTTCAGGTAGATTTTTAAATTCACCAAAAGTTCTAACATCTGTTACAATTGGAATCAGTGTGCTTTGAGTTAAACTCTTCAACTTAATTGTTCTTGTTGTCATAATAAAAATTTATTTGTTAAACATTAATTAATTACTGTTATAAATACTCCTGGAGTTTCTTTATCATAACTCCAGTAATTACCATTCATTTCCATTGGGAAAGGTAATATATAAAATACATTATCATCAGGGATAAAATTAAATGCTGTAAATAGGTCTGTTATGATATGATTTGCATTGTTGAAATCCCATCCCCCCTTTGTCTTTCTTATAAAATGAAATCCCAACTTAATAGGGTATTCTAATTCTTGTTCAAATAAAGGAGAACATATTTCTTTAAAATCATATTTTCCTTTTATAGTCTTAAAAAACTTAACTTCTTTTCTGTGAGCACTATAAGATTGTATTCCAAAGGTTCTTAACCAATTCATAACTGTTTTTGATGGAAATATACCTTTAGAAGTTTTAATCTTAGAATTTTTAAGTGATGGAATTTGTCCTGGTATAAAAATACTAGTTTCCATTAATTTAACTTAGTAAGAATATTCTGAACAAAGGTTTTAGTCTTTTTATTCTCAAGTCTTTCTGTTTGTTGGTTAAACTTATCAATCCTAGACCTAATAGTTAAAGACTGTTCTATTTGCCTTAAACTTCTTTTGTTTAAAGCCTGCTGATAAATTGCTTTATAATCCATATAGTAAAGTTTTAAATTAAAATATATTCATCATGTAACTGACTTGTTGGCATTTCATAAATATGTGTTGTATCTGAAGTACAGTGAACAACTTCACCACCTAATACCATTATTTTCCACTTGTATCTTATTCGAGTTTTTTCTAAACTAATAGCAACTATTTCTATGACATCTTCACCCCATATTTTATCCTTCCATTTTTGTCCTATACTTATATCAATAGATGTATTAGTATTTTTTAAAGATTTTTTAGATTTAAACCACTTCATATAATAAAGTTTTAAGTAATTCTTTAGCTTTATTTAATCCAAACATTTTAATATAATCACTTATATCCTTAGCTTTTAATTCTGGAGAAATAATATAAGGAATTCCTAATTGTTCAGAAAATTTCTTATTCATTTTTATCCCAGAAATATCGTTATCAAAAAATAATACTATCTTTTTAAATCTATCTTTTTGCTTATTAAAATATTCTATAGGTAAAAAAGTAGATTCAGAAGGTGGTGCCACTGAAGTATAACCTAATTCCCACAGAGACATTACATCTTTTAATGATTTACTAATAATAAGTAATTCTCCAGAATAGGGTAACATATTTTCACCTTGACATATTTTTCCTCCATTGGAAGCCCATTTAAAGGAGTCAAAAGGTTGATATATTTTTCTTCTAAACACACTATTTTCCCAATAAAAATTATAAACATAAGAATATTCTGCTGCAAAATATATTACATCATTAATCCAAAATGCATCTATTGCTTCAACATTAAATTTATTTAATGTATCTATGTGAATACCAAATTGTTTCCAGTAATCTAAATCTTTACTTGTAAATTTTCTAGCTCTTTTTTGTATTGTATTTATCTGTTTTTCTTTATGCTGTATATCCTTATTTATTGCATAAACAGATTTATAATTTTTAGTATTGGATTGTAATATTCCTAATCCTAAAGCAAAATCAGTATTAATCTTATCTAATACTTCAAAGAAAGATAGTTTATATTTTTCCTTAATATAATCTATTGCTCTATAGGTGCATAGATCACCAAAATCTTTATATAATAAGTCTCCATTATATAAATTAACTACACAAGATGGATTAGAATCTGTTCTTAATTCAGAAATAAAATTTATACCTACTTTTTTGAAAGGTGAACAGTAGGCTTTAAATAAATCATAACTACTTATTTTCTTATATATATTTTCTATTGTTAATTCTTCTCCAAATCCTAGCATGTATAAAATATAAAATTCCCCCACTAAATTAATAGTGAGGGAATAAAATTAAACTCTAACTACTTAATAATTAGAAAGGTAATCCACTATCATTAGCAATAGGCCCATTACCTGGAATAGTAGGCATAGTATCAGTATCTGGTTTATAAGCAAGTTTCTTCTGAAGCAAATCCTTCTGCTTCTTAGAAACTACCAAGTCACTACCTGTCATACTGAATGGACTAAATGAACCAACATTAGTAAAGATACCCTTATCTGTTTCATTAAGTTCCATTAAACAGAATAGAACTACAGTTGATAACTTTGGTGTAATATCCTTAATAACCTTGATTGCAATTTCCAATGCAGTATTACCTTGAGTAGTATAGGTATCTCCCATATACTTACGAGAAACATTAGCCATATTTCCCATAAAAATACTAATTGCTTTCTTATATTTATCATCACTTTGATACTCAGAAGCATCTTTTGGGAGATACATTCTTCTGTTAGAAACTTGTCCTCTAGTGTTAGTAAATTCAATTTGAATATACCTATTATCTTCACTTAGTTCATACTTAGTCAACTTACCTTGTTGAATAAAATCAACTTCTTCCCTAACATTAATGTTCTTGGATGTTCCTTCTGATGTTCCTTCGTTAATTACAAATAAGTTCTCAGCCATAAAATTATAATTTATTATTGTTATTAATTAATTTACAAATATACATTTACTTATACTACTGGTGTTTGAATTGGTGCAGCTACTTCTTCAGCAACTACTTTAGGCTTCCTTGGGCCTCTAGGTTTTCTAACCTTAGCAACTACTTCTTCTACTTCTTTTTCAATCTTTACTTCTTCATTCTTTACTTCTTCCACTACTTCTTTTACTTCACCTAAGAACTCAATTGATAACTTAATAGGAACTTCTGAGTCACTATAAAGCAACTTAATTAAATTTGTTACTCCAATAAATGTTACTGTAAAAAGCATAATTACTGCTAGTGGAACTGCAAAAATTCCTTTAAAAATTGCATGTAGAAGAGTTAGTCCTACTTTAATTGTGTTATTCATATATTTATTATTTATTTGTTACTTATTCATCTTCATTATACTTATCAATGATTTCAGATACAAGACCTAAATCATTTTGAATATAGATATCCTTAAACATACCAATAGGACTTTTTGCTGGAAATTCTCCATCATTATTGGTTACAAATTCATACTTAATCTTATTATCAGCACCTTTAGTTACTCTAGTATAAAGAATTACGGTAAATAATCCTTCTAATGTGAGGTAATCATCTCAAATTTCAATAATGCTTTTTATAGGAAGTTAATTATTCTTCCAGCATTATTCTTAATATTTCTATTAAGTCTCGACTATATTTTCATAAAAATAAATCTTGATTTAACAATTTTGTTATTGCTTAAATTCCTCCTGACTGTCATCTCTCCAATGCTTAAAGATGAATGAATCTCTTTAACACTACTGTAAATAATAGAAGTATCATTCAATAAATCTTTTACTAAAATTTTATATTTAGTATATATCTTACCTGAATTGGCTTCTCCTATCTTTCTTCTGTGTTCCTCCGATACAATGCGCCCCTTTAAAGCCTTACTTCTTTTCAGTAGTGTTTCTTTTGTTGGATACACACCTTTTCTGCCCATCTTCTTTTTAGATGCTTCTGAATGTCTGAACCCAAATACACCTTCGCCACCTTCTGTAGAATTTAATAAATTGGGATAATGAGATATATAATATTTTTCTTTCTCTTGCCAAATATCATAATCCACTTCTTCTATTATTTCTATAATAGGTTTTTTATCATTTTTTAATATGCTATTTATCCAATTATACAAATGCTTATTATGTTTTGTATACCTAGCATTATCCAAATGTTTACTCAACCTTTTGTTTAGACTCTTAGAAGTTATTCCAACATATCTTATTTCTAATGTGTCAGGATGCTTTAAACAATAAACTTTTATTCTTATGTCTGCTCTTTCCATTAAAGTTAATTACTTTTTAATGTACTCTCCCACAACAGGAGATAGTCTGTGAACCTTCCTCATAATCAATTAATTGACCTTAGAGGCTTGGCTGCTGATTGTCCATTAAATATACAATAAATTTTCAAACTTTCAAACTTATCTTTTCAGATTATTTTGTAGTTTTATTGTCTTTAGGAAATTCCAGCAATTAAGCAGATAATGGCGGATTTTACGCTACCATCTTACCAACAGTCTTTAACTTAAATCCTGTATCTCTATCTTGTTCAGGGTGCCACAAAAAATATACTTTTAAATCTTTCCTAGTATTTCTTGCTGCTTCAACAATTTTACCAGTATTCACACCGATATCAGCAAATTTACCATAACCAGATTCTTTAGCCCTACGCATAAATTCAAAAGCCATTGTATATTGTGCATCATCAATTACAATATTTTTTACATCAGTTCTACTATTTGATATAAAAGTAATTGCCTGTGCTATTTGACTACTATCAGAAGATTCAAAATAATTACCCCCTTCAGTAATTTTACCAGAATATAGTTTTTTCCAACCTCTAAATGGTAAATCTTTTCCAGCAACATTAATAATTACTGTTTCTTTAGGAATAAGTCCCTTAATTCCTAAATCTAAAAATTGTCCATAGGAAGTGCTTTTACCAGTCCCACTTTTACCTGCTATTGCTATACTACTCATTATTCACTAATATATTTAATTAATTCCTCTTTACTTCTAAACATATCTTTCTCATTAATAATATAAGGTATATATGTTCCTGGAGTTTCACTAACATCAACAAAGTAATCTATTTCTAACCTTTCTTTAGGTTTTGTTGCAATAGTAATAGACTTAATCTCTACTAGTTTAGCTTTCTGATGATATAAAATCCAAATCTTTTCCTCTACATCATATAAAGTTGTAACTGTCATAATTTACTTATTTATTAGTTGAACCAAATCCACCTTCTCCTCTTTCAGTATTAGATAATTCATCTACTTCAATAAACTTAATTTTAGGATAAGGAATGATTACTAATTGTGCAATTCTATCTCCCAAATTATATTCTTCATATCCAAAATCATCTATTAAATCAGGAAATTTAATGAAGTCAAATTCATAAGAATCTTCTCCAAGTCTTCCTTCAGGAGCGGGAGAATCTAGTGCAAAAAATAGACTAGGCTTAAATTTAAGAATAATTTCACCTCGGTAATTGCTATCTATTACTCCTACACTATTACTTAATAGTAAATCTTTCTTGCAATTACTACTTCTAGGAAAAACTAATCCTACATATCCTTCTGGAATTTCAACAGCTATACCAGTTCCAAAGGATACATTTCCAAATTCATCATATACTTTACTTGTAGTAGTTAAATCCATTCCTGCATCTCCTTCTTTGGCATAAGTAGGAATTACTGCACTAGGAATACATTTTTTAATTTTTACTTGCATAAATTATTTGTTAAATATGTTAAAAAATAATCCCCACCTATAATTATATAGATGGGGATTTAAAATATGCTTATTAAAGATTACTCTTGAATTCTTCTAATAGATCAATTTGTTCTTGAACTTCTTCAATTTGACTCTTATAACTATCCTCAGAATCCTTTACTACTTGTTCTTGTGCAAGAACCCTATTCTTCTTTGCTAAAAGATTCTCAGTAAATGATTCAACATAAGAAGTCCTCTTATCAGAAGTAGCAATCCTATTAACATCTACAGTAAGAAAAGCTTCAGCATATTCTTCCTTTAGGTCAGTTAATTTTTCCTTTTCTTCAAGAATCTCATCTTCCATCTCAATTTCAAGTTGAGCAATAGTTCTCTTCTTGTCCCTAATTTGCTTATTCCACTCACTAATCAACTTGTCACCAAATAGACCTACTTTACCTTCTTCATTGAGGTTCAACCTACCTAGAACTTTTGTTACCCAAGACATTTCTGTTACTTTTCCTTTTTCTGTTGTCATAATAATTTAATTTAAATTGTTAATAAAAAAATAATTAAAGTTTAATTTGTTTTGCTTTTGTTTTAATAATTTTAACATCAATCTTTTCCTTACTCATTAAAGAAGGAACTTTTGTTTTCTCTTTCTTAGTAAATAATGAAGGTTTAATAGAATATTCTACTGGATCAATATAAATATTATAAACTCCATAGTCATAAGATGGAACTGATGTATAATGAGAATAATCAGGGCCACCAGTAAATCCTAATCCAATTAAATCATTTACAGGATTTAAGATTTGTAGTGCCTTTTCCTCAAGTAATTGACCATATTGTTTTAAATTAGGTTCTAAAATTTTAACAACCTCATCAAACGTTGCTTTTCTAAGTATATGTTTTTTATTAGTTAGAAAATAATTTTCTTTAAACTTAAACATAAAATGAGAAATACTACGTAAATTACCTGATGGATTCTTACTTATATCTATTTCTAATAATTGAAATATACCATCTTCTTTACCATGATACTCTAATCCATTACCTGCATTTTTTCCAGTAATAAATACCCAATCTCCTACTTGATAATTATCTGATTCTTTATGTTTTACTCCATCTTTACTAATAAGAACCTGAGCACCATCATCTAGATTAAGTGATAGCAATGTTAAACTATTAAATGAATGTTTACAAATATGAAAAATTTTACCAGTCTTACTATTTTCAATAGAATTACTTACAGTATTTCTAAATCCTACTTCTTTAAACACAGAATCAAAAGTAGAATAAATTTTACCTAAATTAGTAATTTCAACTACATCTCCAACTTTATAATCCTTGTCAGTAATCATTGGAAATTGTAATGTAGTATCAGTTTTAGGAATTGTAATTATTTCAGCCCAGTTACCATTTGAGTATAAACATGCTCCACCACCTCTAATTCCATAAGGATCATTATCTTCACGAGATATATGTATTTTAGCATCATTTAAAGAATATTTACCACTTTCATCAAATTTACTTTTAATAGTAGTTCCCCTAGTATTTCCTTTTCCTAGACTATATTTATTATCAGCATATTTTAATAATCTTTCTTTAACTTCTTTTTCATCTGCTAAAATCCATTCTCTAGTAGATTGACAGGATAAACTGTTACTCCAAATATCATCAACAAATCCATATCCCCCAGACTTATTTGTTCTAAAAACTAGTTGATTATAGCTTAATTTATCTTTATACCACTTATTTAATTCTAATTTATTAGTTGTCATAGGTTTAATAGTTTTAGAGAATTCTTCTGCTTCTTTTAATGTAGGAAACCATCTAAACCAATCATCTTCCTGAGCAAATATTCCTTCTTTTTCCAGTCTTGGGTCTTTATCAACAATTCTATCTATTTTATCTATATCCCCAATTCTACTATATGCACCATAATTTGTTACACAAACAACATAGGTTCCAACACTCCATTTTTTAATACTCTTAACAATCTTATCAGAATGTCCTTCAGGAAGATATTGCTGTATTTCTTCCAATGATACTTCTTTACAAATAGTTTTATCATCTATTCTCCACCAACTTTCTACTTTTTTATACCAATTTTTAATTCTTTCAGAAAAATAGAATCTATCATCTTCTAATCTAAGAAATTTAGCATAAGAGTTTGAAGTCCAGTTGTCATCTTTATACCACTTTCCAACCTCAAACTTATTATTGGATTTTACTTGATCTTTAAGAACATATTTCTTAAATTGGTCAAAGGTTATTTCTTTACCAAAATCATAATCTTTTCCTACTAAACTACTTTTAGGATTATTACCTTTGTTTCCATCTTTATTACAAATACCTACAATATTATCTATAGGAAGCATACCCAAGTATTCTCTCCACCTTGATAGAATTTCCTGATTTTCTTCAGTAACTACAACATGCCATCTATCAGGTAATACAAACTCTTCAGTTTTCTTAGTTAACTTATCAGGGTGATTAAATGGTAAATAATCTTGTATTTCTTCTAAAGAACATTCTATTGCATCTTTATAGTTGGGTGTTATTCTTCCTTCTGAAGTAGCTAATTCATATTTCCTTCCATAAATATATCCAGCATCTGTAGTGCAAAAAATATTATTACTATCAATAAAACTAAATTTTGCTGTGTAAATTTTAGGTGAACCAAGATTCTTATACCATTTACCAACTATAAATTTAGTTTCAGGTGTTTCTCCTTTTACATAAGATATTAATTCTGAAGATTTTACTAGCATTGCATTACTACCAATGTAACTTCTACTAAGTAAACCCCAAGTTAGTTTTTCTTTATTAAAACTGATATATGTCCATAAAGGATCATATAGATATTTAGTTTCTATTTTTTCACCTAATTCTTTTAATTCTTCTAGTAAAGTATCTGCTTCTTCTTGAGAATCAACTTTACAATAATAATTTCTATTCATTTTTCCTTGCTTTATTTATATTATCACCTTATATTTTTAAAAAGTTCCATATATTTTTCCACAGAGGTTCCATTAGCATCCTTTGCTACTTTACCTTTATCAAAGTAATCTTTAACACTACCAGTCCCACCTAAATGTGCTGCTGCTAGTATACCATATTCAGTAATATAAATACCATTATGATACTTATTTTTATATTTTGCTATGTATCTTTTTAAAGCTTTTTTATGATATTTAGTATAAGCTCTTAAAGCTAATACTTGCGCATCTTTTGGGAATATCTTAGGATTATCTTTAAAATCCTGAACTGTAAATCCTAACTTTAAAAAGTCAATAGAACTTTGACCAAATTGAAATAATCCTATGTAATTAAGTTGATTAACTTTATCAGGATTATTACTGGATTCTAAGAATGCTAATAAATCTATATATTTCTGCGAAATAATATGATATTTTTTTACAATTATTTGCGTTTGTGTAATAGGAATATTACAAAAGTGCAAATCAGGTGCAAAACCCTTAGTAGGGTGGAGAATGATTATTATACTTATTAGTGTTATACATATACTTTTCATATTTTAAAATTTGGTTAATACTTTATTTGAATTCACCATTATCAAACCTATATTTAATACTCATAAATGCTTGATTAACAAGTAATTTATTATTATCATCTATAGGTCTAATTAGTAATATATCCATAGGTTGCCCATTTATTATAATCTTTGGGCCATAGTTATGAATATAATATTCTACAACAGGATATCTATATTCCCATTGTTTATCAAAATCTGTAAAGAATTTATCTTCTTTTAATAATTTTTCAAATTCTTTTTTAGAAATCATTTGTTATCCTTGATTAATAATAATGCCTGATATAGTCCTTCTTCAAGGGCTTCTTCAAAATCAATAAAGTCAACTTCATCGGTTGCCCAAACTCCATCTTTAAATAGGAAATAGGAGTAAGATTCATCAGGAAGGTATAGTTCAAAATTATCAGTTCGGTATCCCTCAACAAATGGCTGTGCCCATACATCAATGTTATGTTCTTCTCTAAGCCATTTCTGAAGAAGAGATTGGGGTGGAGCATACCCTTCATTTGTATAACACATACTTCCTCGAACACCCTTAGTTGGATTCAACGTTTCTGTTTGGTCATACCAGTTATGCGACTCAATGTTAAATCCTTTCTCTTTAGCCAGCTTGGCTGTTCTAAATGTGATTAATGGTTCATTCATGGTATTTTATTTTCTAGTATATTTAACATCATCAATTCTAAATGTATAATCAGAATAGTCATAGTCATTAACTATTTCTTTAGATTTTTTCATTAAAATAGTTTCTTCTAATAATGTTGTAGGTATCGATAAGAATTCTTCATCTGATCCATCAAAATCATTTTGATAAATTTCTTCAAATTCTTTCCATTTAGCATCATTAATTTTATGAATAAATTGTTTATTATTCCTTCTTACTTTTTGCCAATATAATGTAGATTTTTTATTATTTCTTGGTCTATCTTTAATAATAGGAAGTCTAATACTTTTACCCATAATATTATAGTTTATATAATGCAATTAATTCTTCAATGGTTTTAGGTTGATAGTTAATTACTTCTGCACATACATTTATGTATCTTTTATCTTCATATATTGCTTCATGTGTATGACCATGTATATTACCTCTGTATCTTTCTAACTCAATTGGATGTATAGGACAATGTGTTAATGCAAAGCCATAATAATCTATCATTCCCGCAACATTTTCAACATAGTTAAGCAGTTCCCTAATATGTTGTTTCATCTCATGATTTCCAAGTATTACTACTTTTCTACCTACTAATCTATCTAAGATATAGTATGAAGATGATTTTTCCATAGCAATATCTCCAAGAATATAAGTTAAATCTTTAGGTGATTTAACAATACTATTCCAAGAATCTATAATGAATTCATCACATTTAAATTCATCTTTAAATCCCCTATGAATAGCCATATTCTTATGTTGTAAATGTAAATCAGATATAAATCTTACATTAACTGGCATTATCTTCAATAATTAAATTAGATGCTTGAACACAAAATGTTTTTTCCTCAGTCCCTTGAACAAATGCTTCATTAGTAGTCCATACAATCTTAATAATTTTAACAGGAATATTAATATCTGTATGATTAAGAACAGGTTCTTTTAGTAATGCATAAGTATCTTTCATTGTATTAAGTTTTTCATTCTGTTAAATTCTTTTTCATTAGCATAAATAATATTCTGAAATTTTCCTCTAAATAAGAATTTATCTAGTTTTAATTCAAACTTTCTTATTTTCTTATATGTCTTATTCTGTATCATTTTATTTTAATATCTCGTTCTATTAATTGTGTGTATAAAGCTTGAGTCATATCTACTGATTTAGATAATTCTTTGAAATAGTTTACACCACCATCAAAATATAAATCAGTCATAACAGTACTTCCCCTTCTATTTAATATTACAGAAAGTTCTCTATAAGAATCTTGTAATTTAGTAATATCATATCCTTCCCATTCTCTTCTTCTAAATCTATATGGAGAAAATAATCCTAACATCATATCACAATCTCTACCAGTTAATTTGTTATCTCCTAATCCATTAGCAGATGGTCTAAGCATATTAGCTTGAGCATTTTCTACACTCTCCATTGCAGCAGCCTGTTGCTGAACATTAACTACAATATACTTCCATCTATCTCTTATACTCAAACAATACTGGGATGAAAATTTACCCATTGCCTCATGCAGAGTATCCTGATTTTCTGGAGTTAATAAACTAACATGATCTGTAATAACTATAACAAATTCATCTGGATTATTTGGAATATATTTAAATATCTTTTTGGCCTCTTCATTTAAACCTTTTTCAATCCATTCTGTATTAAGTCTATATCCTTTGCCATCTACATAGTAGCCATTAGCATGAGCATAGTCTCTAACTGTTTTATATATTCCATATGGATTTCTTGTATGATCTATGAATGTTACTAAATCTAAAAATTCTTCCATTGTAGGCTGAATTTCTTCTATGGCTTTAACAACACTATTTTCTAAGATATACTTCTTAAAAATAGAATCCATCTTATCTGGAGTCAATCTAATATTTTTCTTTATATATAGAAAATATGATATTGCTTCCTTAACTTTATCTTCTTTACTCATTTCTAAACTAAAGTAAAGAACTTTTATTTTAATATTTGTGCTAGTTTCCTTAGTAAATCTATAAGGATTATAAAGAAAAAGAGAATCAGTAAACTTAGTCTTACCAATCTTACTAGCAGCAGTTGTAATTATATATCTACCTTTTTGAATACCAGGGATTTCCTCAGAAAATCTGGGGAAAGGAAAAGGTATTGATATATCTTTACCTGACTCTCTTAATCTTTTATTTTCAATAATTTGTTCTTGAACACTTTTAAATAAACTCATACTCTTTTATTAGCCCAATCTTGCACCATAAGAATATATTTTATATCTCTTTCCCAAATTGCCTGATTTATATAAGTTTCTAAGTTATTCATATATTCTGTATCATTAGAAATAACTCTAGCCTTAATAATTTCTACAATCTTTTTGTGTGCTTCAGGTGTTTTAACTTTACTTAAATACTTCTTTTTACAAACTAGATAATCTCTAGTTGGTTTACCACCCCATTCTTTACTAGTTGTTCTAAGCACTCTTCCTTTATTAGTTTGAGTTGGAAAAGAATCCCAAAACTCGTCAAAGTTAATAGAATTATTTGGTTTTTCCAAAATTTCTAAACTTTTACTTCTTAAAATGTATTCATCCAATGGTTTATCAATCCATAGAGTATCTTTCATACTCTGAATCATATCTTCTCTCCATTGAAATAAATCTGGATTAATTCCTGAATTTATTATACTTATTAGCATAAATTCATCAGGAAATAACCCAGATTCCTTCATTAAATCTAAATCAATACTTAAAATATTCATAATTTATATACAGTTTTAGTAAGGCCTTAATATCCAATTTTTATAACTAATTGTATTTACTTGTGTTTATTTTGTTCATAATGTATTAGATTAGATTAGTTTACCTTATGTATCTTTTTATATAGTTTAATAGCCCCTTTTAGCGCCCTAATTCTAGGATTTAATTTACCTGGTTTCCACCAATGTTCACTTGCATCTTTATACCAAGACTTTTGTCTATAAAGAGTAGGTAAATGATAATATAAAGAATCTATACCAAATTGATTCATAAAATATAAACAGAATCCTCTAGCAGTAGATTCTCTTGGGATATATTTACTTGCTTTATATTCAAGCAAAGCATATTCTAACAATTCTAATTCTCCAGTTAATACTTTTAATGATTTCAGTTCATTAAGAAATTTTACATAATCTTCCTTATACTGAAATCTAAACAGTTTTATCATAACCATAAGTTTTATATAACAATTCACTTTCTATCTCACAGATAATTGGTGTAAAATAGTTTACTATATCATCTCTGCTAACATTAGCATTAAATCTATTTCTTATAAAATTACTTATCTCAATATAATCAGAAACTCCACCTAATGTATGTTGTGCAATAGAAATAAGTTCTCCTAGTGCATTGGGTGATACATTTCTAAGTTTATTCTTTTCCTGTAATTCTTTTATTTCTTTCATATTCTGAAATTTTATCCTCTATTTCTTCAATAATATTTGGACAAGTTTTATAAGAATACAACATATCTGTTATATCTTGATTAGTTAGTATTGTTACAATATTAATATTTTCAAATTCAGGATAACCAGGATCACCATTAGGATAAGTCCATAATCCAGGAGTAAATTCATAATTATAAGTTACAGATAAAGTAGTATTTTCCACATTATCTAACTTTATTTCTATGTTGCTCATTATATAATTTCATTAATAGAATTAATATAACTAACGGCCATATCAGGGTCTCTCTCATTTATATCCTCAATAAATTTATTAAACCAAGTTTCTGATTGTGTTTCTACAGGAACAATAATTACAATATTAGCTACCTCATTAGTATCTAAACGGTTTGTTCTACCCATTTTTTGTAGTATATCAGTAGAACTACTATTAAAACTTTCTAAAATAGCCCAATTTGCCCCAACTAAATTAAGACCTAATGAAAGACTTCTAACAGCACTTAATTCTTTAATATTACCACTATCAAACATATGAAGAAGTTCTTTATTAGTGTCTTCATCTTGTTTACTGTGGATAGAATATGCTGAAAGTTTCTCTGCTTGAGTAGTTAATTCAGAAAATAGTAATACTTTATTCTCAGTTTTTGTATCAAGAATTCTATTTTTTATTCTAACAGCAATATCTGCACTGCTACTCAAATTCCATAGAAATTCTTTTCTATACTTAATAGCTTGTAAATAAATTCTTGCTGCATTCTTTTCTGTAGTAGTTCCATTACCTTTCCAAAACCAATCTGCGGCATCTTTAAACCAATCTTGACTTCCTGTTTGAGCCATTAATTTTTGACCTTTTTTGATTTGTTCTGTTAAGTAAGAATATTGAGATAATTCTCCTACTTGCCATTTCTTTTTCTTACTACCTGTTATTATCTTATAACTATCATCTAACTTATACTTATAAATATAATAGTGCCTCTTATTAATTAATCCATCTTTTGCACTATCATAATATTCAAGTAATATTGGAATATGTGTATTGTAAAATTCTTTCTTAAAAGTATCTTCTAAGTTAAGAGTTCCAGTAAGTCCAATAACAGGAATATTAAGTTCTCTAGCATTAATAATTAATTGACCATATTCTAGAGTTGCTATTAAATGAACTTCATCACAAATTATTAAATCAAATTGTTTAATTTTTTCTTTAGTCCATTTGTAACAAGTTTGTATATTTTCAATAGTTATATTAAGAAAAATATCATTATATCTCCATAGTATTTTATCAAATTTAGGTACAATTTCTGTAGGATCTATGCCAACTCTATAGTCTTTTATGCCCCATTTAGCTAGTTCCTTTCTCCACATCTCTTTTAAATTAGTTCTAGGACTAGTAATAAGAATATTTTTAAAACTACCCTGTTTAATACAATCTATTGCTACTTTAGACTTACCACTACCCATATCTAAACATAGAATACCAGTATAATTATGTTCTTTAGCAATATTTAATGCTTGTTGTTGTATTTCTTCTCTTGTCATTCTATAATAATTTTAGGAATAGTTTGTAAAATTTCACTATATCTTTTTCTAAAAAACCTATCTAATCTATATAAATCAGATGCAATTATAGAATCATTACGGAGAGCTAATCTTTTCTTTTTAAAGGGTAATAAAAGAGCTATTTCACTGTATTTTAATCCCTCTTCTTCATTTAAAAGTAAAATTAGCATTCTAACCATTTCTAAGTCAATTCTTGCATTTCTTCCCTTTCCATCTTGAGGTGTATATATCATAGGTTTACCATAATAATCTTCTACTGCTTTTACATATTTATTTAAGAAACTCATTTTCTTTCTTTATAAAGTTCATCAAAATATTCATCAATAATGTCATTAACATCATCATACATCTTACCTAATGATAGTTTAGCATCTTCACTAATATTCTTATTATCCATACTATTAATCCAACTATTGAGTGCTATATTGAAAGATTTACCTCTCTTAATGACTTCTTTTGCTTTCTTATCATCAGTTAGAGGTAAATCATTCCATATAGTTTTTAACTCAATATCTGCAATATCTAAGCATATAGATAATTTATTGAAATGCTTTTTAAATGAGTTAAAATTCATAATTTAAGGATTATTCATTCCACTACAACCAATAGGTCTTTTGTAATTATTCAAATATATAATATTAGCAGGAATAGATGCTACAAAGAGAATACCATCAGCATTCCATAATTGTGCATTTCTAGTTTTAATAGCATATTCACCTATTGCAAATATTATAGCTTCTGCAATTATACAATGTATTACTTTTTGTTTCATTGTATATTTATAATGTTTAGGTATTGAATAAAATCCATTACCTAATTTAACATTATTATTTACTATTACAACTGATTGAATGTTTTTTTCTGTAGCATTAATTGTAGTAAATAGTAGCAATAATGATAGTAATAATAGTAACTTTTTCATATCTTTAGTTTTTATGTATGAGTTAAAATCTTATTCAATAGATTCGACACTTTTCATGTGGTTCAATTTTTTTAGCTAAGGTTATAAACTAGTTATGTGGCATTAAGTTTCTGATTTCTAACTTTCCAAAAATCAATAGCCTCTTTGTATGTAAAAAACTTATGAAGTTCATAGTATCTTTCGCCATTTTCTTCGTAAGCAAAATCCCATACTTCCCATTGGTTTGTTTCTTTGTTTTTTACTGGTCGTTGGCAGTCCATAATAATTAACGCCACATAACAACAAATATAAAACAGTGGGGTGTTAGTGGTCTTGTTAGCCCAGTCTGTTTAAGTTACATTAATTCAATTTATCAAAGTCGGTGAGTAAAATCCCACCGATTTTATATTTGCAACCGTTAGGGTGCATTTAAAAAAACAGTATACTTTCAGCAAATTCTTTATCAATTGGTTTGGTGTCGCTTTTTTCTTTACATTCCTTCAAATATTCGTAAGTTCCTCCGTAACCACGCCATTTTGTTATGCAAACAGAATCGAAATGTTCTAAAACTTTTGAATCAATTCTGCCTTTTATAAATTCTATTGCCCTGCTACTATTTTTAAAATCAAATCTTTTACCATACGGAATATAAATAGAATGGCTTTCAATACTATATGCTTCACTTCCATATTCAGGGTAGTGTCTATTTTTTGAGAATCTTACCTCTATTTTAAATTTTTCTTCTTTTGCTTCCATTTTAATAAGAATAAACGCACCCTAACAATGTATATAGCAAATTGGGGGCGTATTCCAGTTTGCAATATTTGTGCTGTTAATTTACTTTCTTTTGGCTCGATAGGGCAGCACGTTTTAATCCCCACCTTGCCATATACTTAACGTTAGGGTACAATTTTTAATGAACATTATATACTAATTATACGTAAACTAATCTAGATCATCATAGACTACCTTTTCTCCAATAAATTCTTTTACTTCCATATCTTTAGTTTTTAAACTGGGTTAACCTTTATCTCCTCAATGGGAGTATAGTCCTCATTGAACTGCTCCTTGGTGATGGCTTTAAGGGGATTATCACCTATTTCATCTACAATAAGAATATCCTCTTTATTAAAATAAATAAAGTTACCTATTAGAGCAATAATACATCCTTTACCATCACTGGAAATGTATACTGGAACATCCCTGAAAAAATTGGTTGTTGATGTAGTTTCGAGAAGTTTCAGTTGCTGCTTGAACTCCTCGTAGGTTAGATATTCTACGATCTTTTTACTTACTGCTTGTCCCATAATTAGTTTATTTAATTAATGTTTCCAAAATTCTGTAATACATGGTTCTGCATACAATGGAACTCTAGTTTGGTTAAATCTTACTCCTGCATCTTCCATACATTGTTTTAATACTATACTTTCTTCATTTGCTATTTCTTTAGGACAATCTAGTATAATTTCATCATGAATTATATTAGGTATAAATATTTTAAAAAGTAAATTTCTTTCTAGTAATTTTCTATAGTATAAAATTGCTGCATATTTAGTAATTGAAGCTGATGTTCCTTGTATAGGAAAATTCATTGATGCTCTTTTTATTTCCCCATCCTTCATAGAATAAGGAATAAAGAATTTATCTCTGGTAACTTCATTATAAAGAATATAATGTCTCATTTTAGCATTTTTATATCCACCATCAAAATAATTCTTTAATCCTGGAAATGCTTTAAAATATGCTTCATATACTTTATCTCCTAAATCTTGAGATACATTTAAATTGTTTGCTATAGTAAATCCATTGCCACCATAATTTATCGCAAAACCTGCTGCTTTAGCAAGTTGTCTTAAATCTGGTCTTAACTTCTTTACATCACTGAGTTCAATACCTTCTAACTCTTCTTTAAAACATAATTTAGCAATATAGGAATGCATATCTCCCAATTTCTTATCATAAAACTCTAGAATATTTGGGTCTAAGGACTTATTAGCTAAAACTATTTGTTCTTGGCCAGAATAATCTGCATCTATTAATATATTACCTTCAGAAGCAACAAAACAACTTCTAGTTTCACTATCTGCTGGGATATTTTGAAAGTTTATATATTCAATATTAGCACTTTTATCCTTCCCACCTGAAGACATTCTACCAGTTTTCATCCATTGTTGAAACTTAGTATGTAATTTTCCAGTTATAGGATGGATTTGTTTTAAAAAGTTCTCCCCATAAGTAGAACATTTTTTATAATATTCTCCATACTCTATAAATGTAGATATAATAGGATTTTCACTTATTTTCTTCTGTAATACTGTAGCATTTGCTTTCCATTTTAATTCTCCAGAATCTTTATCTAATTCCCTAGAATCAATACCTATAATTTTTAGAAATTCTACAACTTGTTTTGGAGATTTCCAATTTATTGTAACTGTAGTATTAGAATTAAATAAATCTAGTTGTTTCTCTATAAATTGGTCTATTTTATTATCAAGTATATAATTATTTAAAATATTTAGTCTAGATTCTAATTCTATTTTATCTTGTCTCATTTTTTCTTTCCACTTGCTACTATCTAAAGTAAATCCAGATATTTCAACATAGGCAAGAACTGGAACAAATAAGTTATTAAGTTCTATTGATCTATTTAAATCCTTTTTATATACATCTAGTAACTGTTTCTCTCTAATTTCATGTAGATACTTTACATCATCAGCTGCATATCTTATAACTCTATAAGAATTTCCTTCTCTATGAATATTTCCTCTAATAGATTTATCAAGAAATACTTTGCAATATCTTTCTGCTATATAATCTAAACTTTTTCTTATTCCTACAATACCATTATATAAAATTTCTTCAACAATATAGGTATCATAAACATCTTTTACTATAATTTTTTGAACTAATAAAAATCTTAAATCAAATTTTATATTTTGACCTATAAATAACCTATCACTTTCTAGTAATTCTTTAAAAATAAGAATATCTACTGTAATTGTATCTATAACATATTGATTCTCTCTATCACCTAATTGCATTAATAATATTTTATCTTTATATGGATCAAATCCCGTAGTTTCTAAATCTAATCCAATTATATCTAAATTATTAAGATAATTTAATGCTTCCTCTACAGTAGATTCTCTTATTTCATCTGTTTCTATGATTTTTTGTGTGCTTATGAAATGAATCATTATTTATTATGCATTATATACTTGTTATTCTTATCTTTAAGTGTATATCTTTTAAGGATATAACTTACTGTTGTAGGTTTCATACTTAACTTTGCTGATATAAAGTTAGATTTATAACCTATATTCTTATGTTCTACAATATACTCTATTTCTGGAGTTATTACTGAAACATAGCTTCTTCTTCTAATATTAAATTGATGTTTCATTACATTTAAAATTTATTACTTATTTGCTAAATAAATACATCCATCTTCAAAACCTTTATCATAAACCATATCAATTTCTTCTTGGGAATAAAGTTTTATACCATTAGATATGATGTAATTTTCTATTGTTTCATTCATTAATTTATTTATATCATCCCAACTAAATGAGCCTTTTATACCAAACTTTTTATTTGGCTTATGTCCCACTACCTTTTTATAAATTTGTTCATTTGTCATTGTATTTAAAGTTTATGAATTATAAATTTAAGTTTTTGTAAACCTATTATCTTTACTAGAATCATCAATAGTCACACCAATGACTTCATAGTATTCTTTATATTGATATGTTTCAAGATATTTTTGAGCATCTTTCTTTCTAAAAAATAATAATCCTGCATATATTTTATCTTTATCAGAAAAAGTTATTTCTCTATCAAATACCATATTTTGCCATCTTGATTTACCTCTGTGTTTTATTATAAATGCTCTCATATTTTAACAAGGTGTTAATACACTATAAGTATGCTTTTTTCATAGTAATTTATTATTTCCAATTTCTTATACAGAAATAGGTATCTTTATCTTGTATTAATAATTCATAGTATACTCCATTACTAGTATCAATCCAAATATTAGTTGTAACAGGTGTTAAACTAGATAGTTGAGTATAAAGTTTAGCAAGGATAGACTTATCATAGAATGTAGTTTGTTCATAGCAAGTATTATTACTATTAAAGAAATAAAATACTTGAACATTATTAGAACAATATTCTCTTATATAGTTACTTTCTTCATCATAGGTATCATGTCTATCTGAAGTAATACAATATTTAACATATACTTTAGCATGACCAATATGAAGAGGACTTGAGAATATAGTTATAGGTATTAATAGGAGTAATATTAAAATTAGTTTTTTCATTGTATTATTTATAGGTAAATTTAAACATTAAATTAGTTTTAAGTTACTTTGTTAGATTTCCTCTTGGTTCAATTTTTTGAACTGTATATATAAACGAGTTATCGGCAACCTTAATCCGCAACATTCCCTACAATCTCAAAGTCGTTTATTTGGTCGCCAAAGAAGAAATTTCCATCGCATCTATGACATGGGATGCAAATATCTTTCGTTGGTAAATCTATTGCAGCAAATTCAAAACCATTACATTCTTTGCACCAAACTATACAATTACCATCTGAATCATAATCGCCTTCAAAAATCTTTTTACCATTTTTGTCGGTTTGGTTTATAAATTGACTAATAGTATTTTCATCAACCCAAAATGGATTATCTGAATCAATAATCAAATGATGCCCATCGGGTTCAATAACATCAAATGGAATTATGTAAGGTTTTCCATTTTGTGCAATAATTAAATTGCCTTCAATCCATTCTTTTGAATGTGATAATTTCCCTTTAAATAATATTTCTCTTTTCATTTATTTGATATTTTAATGATTTAACAATAAAGGCAGCCGATAACACGCAATATAAAACAGTTGCCAGAAAACTGCATCTATATTGTGAAACGTCTTACAAGGCAACCGTTTCATATTGCAATACGTTATGGTTAATTAAAAAATTATTTCGAGAGTTGTCCAAGAAAAAACATATTAACTAACGCTCTTTTTACTTCATCATATCTTTCTATCTCACCTAATTCAGACAAGATTTCATCAGATATTACATCTGTTATGTGATTTTCTAACATTTCACCAGTGTATCCACCGTGTAATAATTCACTTTTTAGTTGATGAAATCTTTTACCGATTTCCATTAAATTGTTTTCCATATGTTTTTTATTTTAAGTTTGTATAATAATTTTTTAACTAAACCATAACAAGGTGTATAAAACATAACCTATTATAGTTCAGTGGTTAATATCAAAGTTCGTGGTTAGATTACGTTTCATACACCCAACCGTTAGTAGCAAGCGGGGTTTAGTTCTCGTATCAAAGTTCCTGCGTAATTGGAACAAAAAAAGAAAAGCCCCACCCGCTTTAAGTTTTTCAAACTTATTTGGATTTATATCTTTTAATTAAGTCAGCAGTGTATGCTTTTGCTTCATCGTAGCTTACTAGTTTAGCATCTACAACATTTTTAATCGCTTTTTCAATATCTTCATCTCTCTCAATATCGTATGGACTTAATGTATCAGCCAAGTAAAATTTCCATCCTAAAACGTGGCAATTAGCAATTATATTTCTTGCAGCACCAGCCATAAAGCCAGTAATCCCTCCCTGGTCATCACATTTGCAAATAATGCCGTGTGGTGTTGTCATGTCTGGGTTATAACCAATGTTAAACTCATCCTTAAACTCGTCTAAATGCTTCATTACATTTATTGCAACATTTACGCAAGCCCCACCATATCCATCGGTGTTAGCATCTATGCTTTTTTGTAAGGCATCTTTGTTAATTAGTCCTTTAATCGAATCAAAATCTTTCATAATATCTAGTTTTAAAATTAAAAATCCCCACGCTTCGCTTTTCTTTTTTTTAGTGCTTCGTTCGGGCGGTGGTGGGTAATTAAACCGCCAGCTACTAACACGTTGTATAATTCATTGCGAAAAGCAACGAAATCATACAACCATACGTTATGCTTCATTAAAACGCCACTTCGTTAAGCACAACAATAAATAAACGCAATTAAAAATTATACTTGTCTCGGCTTTTTAAGAAGCGTAGTAGTTTGCGTCCGCAAAATAGACGCTTCCACCAAGGCATATCTATAATCTCAATTATCATTTTTTCCGCTTCCATATAGCGTTCTGATGTGCATTCCATTTTGCTCATCAACCAGTTTAAATCTGCTTTTGTATATTCCATCGTATAATTTTTAAAAGTCGTTTATTCCCGTCCGTTATAGCCAATTAAACGTGGCGTATCCATTCAAGCGTTCCAAACTCTGTTTCATAACCTTCACGAGCAACAATACTAACAGAATCGTCTCTTACTGTTATTTTATGAAAATCATAATTGGAACGTAAGTAATCTTCTAAATCTTTGTGATTATTTGCGACTAAAGTAATTGAATCGTTATAATCTCTTTTCAATGTAAGTAATAATTTGTTCATAGTTTTTAAATTAACTGGCTATAACACACAATAAAAAATATATGGGTGTCAGTGCCAAATTGTGCAGTTGTGCCTTTAATTTAATTTCGTGTAGTGGGATAGGTTACTGCTTCTAAATCCCATACATTTCTTATTGCCAGCCGTTATGTTCAATAAAAATGGGGCATTATCGCACCAGACCAACCTACTCGGCTATATATCGGCTTTTAGCGTCCTGTTTCAGTTTGGCATCTCTTTCACTCCATAACGTGCCGATTCCCAGAGGTTATAGAAGATTATGTTTGTCGATGATACATTACTGCATCATATCCCCATTTTTAAAAGAACATAACAACAAATATAAAACATT